AAGAGAGGATTATATCGCGTTCGCTACTCGAACACGCCGTAGGTCTTCAGCGCTCCCGTCCACTTCTTGCATCCCCGCGATTTGTTGTCATCGATGTCCGACATGGTCTCCGCCATTGCACTGATCACAACGCGGGTGATCTCCGGCACGAGGTCGTCGCGCTCGTACGGCAGTCCGGCATTGGCCTGTATCGCCGCTCGCACCGCCGCGAACTTGGTGTCGCTAACCCCGATCTTGTCGGCCAAGGTGCGAACGCCGTCCTGTACTGGCTTGATGTCGCAGGTGAACATCACGGCCATGCTGACAGCGGCCACCGTGGCGAACACCTTGTCGACCTTGCTGAGGTCGTCTGCTCTCGCGACCACGGTGCTCAGCACCATCGCCGCCATCATCACTGTTACTCTACGCATCGTAGTCTCTCCTCTCTAAGCCGCGTTCCGCGCGGCGCGGTCGTGTCGGTTCAGCGCAGCTTTATCTCGAGGCCGCCGCCGTGCTTGGCCGTCAGCTCCTCCTGCATGCGGGCGACCTCCTCGTTGACGCCGAGGCGCATGTACTCGAGATACTCCCTCTCGTCGATCAGGCCCTTGTCGATCAGCAGCGACACTAGCGCCCCGTGTTCGGCAGCTCTCGCGTCCAGTCCGACGCGCAGATGCTTCGGGCTGGCGCCGTCCCACGCGTCGTCCAGCTTGTAGGCGATGCCGCTCTGAACGCCGTGCAATGCGCTGTGATAGTCCAGTCCCAGGTCGCGGTACATGTCCTTGCGTTTCACTTCTTGTTCTCCTTATTTAGTTTAACGTCAGCGAACGCTGGCACTACCGTACCCTCACCGAGAGTAAAGGCGCGAAGACCGAACGCCCGACGAAGTCCCATTCTAGGCGGCATCTTACCACCGAGCTTGACTGGTCTCACGTCGTAGTCACCATTCGGTTTCAGCAGTAGTTTTGAACCCTTCTTGGGCACATGTCTGGACCTCACATGCTTGTGAGATTTCAATGGTTCAGTTCCCTCATTACGAGAGAACCGTGTTCCTCGCATATGTGCAATCTGCGCGTGGCGAATGTTAAAGCTGAAGGCCGCCGGCCTTAAGCCCTGATCCCAGTTTATCAGGGCGCACTGCGCACTCCTGGGTGTCAACGCCATGTAGCGCAGGCGCCTCACGGGGTCGCTCCATCTGATGGTCTGTAGATCCACTGTCACTCGACTTGCCCCCGGTATCGAGTCCTCGACGGCATTCCCGATGGCGCAGTGACCAGAGTTATTCCTGATTGCGTCCTCGAAATGCTGGTCAGTGACCTTGACACGACGACCAAGGTTTCTAGTGATAGTTCTCGTACCGTTGAAACCATAACTCTTGGTCTGGTTCCCGACTGGCGGTGCCTTGGTCTTGGTCTTGGAAGTTTTGATCTTAGTCATTTATCCTCTCCTTCTCTCGATGCGGGCCACGATCCAGCCCTAGGTGATTTAGTCTGGATTGAATCTTAGCGTCTCTTTATTCCACGACGGTGGATTACCGAATCGCCGTACCTCGAAGATTGATCTGTTGGTCAGGCGACTCAGTTCCCTCGCGTCCACTGTTGCCAGCGCCTTGGTCTTGTATCTTCTCCACCTGTGTCGGTCGTCACTCTCTGGGAGCCATCGGCCGGTTTTCAACTTTTGCTCCCATATTCCCCACATTATCTCATTGGTGTCTGGGTCACGTATCTCCTTTCTGCGGTCGTCCATCAGATTTTCGTTGTGCCACTGATGGTCATCGATCAGCCACGACTTGAACACCTCGGCCTTGACCATCGCGAGTTTCGCCGCCTGTCCTACGGTGAGCTTGCCTTGTCTATAGAAGTCTAGCACCAGCTCCCTTGACCAAGCCACGCTCGGCTCGTACTTTTCCTTCCTGTTGCTCGGTCTGGGAGCGCCGTTTTGTCTAGCAATCAGGATATCGAGTGCCTCGTCCAGTGTCTCGGCGCGCGTCCTTATCAAGTGCCTTGGCGAACCACCGACGACTCCACCCTTACCCCTATATCTCACTTCTTGTCCCTCTCGATGCGGGCCACGATCCAGCCCTCGTTGAATATGCCCACGGTGTCGATCACGCTGAAGCCCAGCCGGTTGACCAGAGCCCAGAATTTCTTGGCGTCGTGGGTCGCGGTGTTCGACTTGGCGACATACTTCTCGCCGAGCCGTATCGTGAGGATCACCGAGTGTCTGGTGACCCTGCACATCTCCTCGAGGACGCTGCGCATGGCGATGTCGTCGATCAGGTCGAGGAAGCGCACGCACACCGTAGCGTCCACCGACTTGTCGTCCAGGTCTGTGAACTCGGCGTCTCCGACCACCAGCTTCACCGGACCCTTCGGCCATCGCTTCTTCAGGTTGAAGCGCGCGAACTTGAGCATGCTCTCGCTGACGTCGATGCCGATGACTGACTTGACGCCCAGCTTTCGATACGTCGTGATGAACCTGCCGGTCCCCATCGGGCAGTCCAGCACGACGCTCCTGGTGCTGGCCACGTCGCGAAGCAGCTTCTCGACGGCGACGTTCTCCTCGTCCCATCGCTGCTGCTTCGTGCGCACTTCCTCGTAGGTCTCGGCCTTGCGGCCGTGGTACTTCTTTCTGGTCTGTGCGATACTAACCACGGCGCTCTCCCTGATACGGCCCGTCGACCACGACGTTGCATACCGTGCACACCTTGCCGGCCCATCGCTCGATGGACTGAATGACGGTGTTCTTGTGGCCGCAGTTCCGGTGCTGATACATGTACGGCGTCTTCCCGTGTCGCTTGTACGGCGACATTCGCTGCTCGCTTCGCTTGCGCTTGGACATGATGCTTCTCCTCTTGCAGTGCATCCTTGGACGGTGCGCGCGGCACCGTCCCGTGGATACACTCAGCGGTTCGCTCCGTACTTCCTCACGCCCTCGGCCACGTGTATCGGCCTCGGTCTGCGCAGATGGTTCGGTCTCGGCTTGCGCGCCCCCCGCTTCTCGGGCTTGCGGCGCAGACGCAGCTTGGAGTCGCCTGTCGGTGGGATGAGGCGGTGCTTTCCCGGATAGAACTTGGCGCCGCGATCGAAGGACACGATCTCGGTTCGGAGCGACTGGCTGGTCAGGTAGCGTATCCAGCACTCGTCCTTCTCTATGTAGACGCGGCCTACGTGTATTCGCGCGTGAATGCAGTTGGGCACCTCGCGCACGGCGGCGCGGGCGGCGGCGCACGCTCCTGGATCCTTGGTCTGGCCGCGCCGACAGTCCATCGGGCTGATGGTGATCCAGATGGACTTGGTCGCGTCGATGACTTGCTTGCCGTTGATCTTCACTGTTACTCTCCTGTTGTTGTTACTATCCTGTTACTCTCTAGTGACCGTGCAGGATCTGCACGTATCCGTGAACCACGGCGTAGAAGATGATGGTGAAGGCCGCCGCCGTGGCCACGGCGACCAGTGCTGTCCCCACGTGACGCATGTTACTTGTCCACGTGGTCTTGGTGACTTCGTTCGCAGATCATCTGGTCATTACCTCCACTGCTCTCTCTAGATAGTGCTCCCAGTGATCCTCCGGTATCTGGAGCACGATGACCCGGAGCCAAGTCCAGTGCAGCATGTCGACGGGGTCGACCAGCTTGTTCTTGTGCGCGTCGATGAATTTCAGGGCGTCGGATTTTCTCACTTGGCCTCTCCTCCGTGGTTCTTTACGAAGTTGTCCCTGTCCCTCTCGGTCAGGAAGCCCCACATGCGAAATCCGGTGCGAAGGTTCACGAACACGTGATCCACGCCATCGTTCAGCGGCGCCCGGACCCGCATCGGCGCCTCGGCGTGATAGCGGTACTTCTCGCTGATCCTGTCCCAGTATCGCTGTCGCTCGTACATCTGCTTGTCGAGAGGGGACATCGCTATCACGTACTGCTGTTTCTCGAGGATCACGACGCACGGTGATCCAGGGTTGGCGGTCGCGAAGCGAATGGCCGCAGCCTCCGCCTCGCACTCGAGATCCCAGCCCTCGCGGCTCGCCACGCGGTTTGCCATTATTCTGTACATCACTTCCCTCCCTGTGCCTTGATCTTGACGACTGGCGAGCATTTCTCACACCAAGTAAACAGACGGCCGAACCCCTCGATGCCGCGAACTTCTCCGCCGCACTCGCACTTGCAGATGCGACGACCCTCCTTTCTCTTTGCCATCACTTCTCCTCCTGTGCCCTGACGTAACCCTTGGCGATGGCGTTGCGCAGTGTCTCGCCGTTGCCGCCCGCCGCCTCGAACGCCGCGACAGTCTTGCCCTCGGCGCACGCCGCGAACAGCGTCTCCCAACGCTTGTGGGCCGCGCTGCCCGGCGTCTTGGGATTGTCGTCCCGCAGGCGTACCAGTTTGGCATCGGCCATGGTCACCTGCAAGTCCGCCCGCTTGGGCTTCGCGGCCACGTCCCTGCCACGGCGCACGGCGGCCTCTGTGGCCAGCTCCGCTCGCAGGCGTGCCGTACCGGGGTCCTCAGCCTCCCCCGCCCTGCGGGGTCGCTCAAGGGCAGCGCGCACCTTGCTGGGAGCGGGGGCCGCCCATGGGTACGTGACCCGGATGGCGGTGCGCTCCTCCTGGGTCAGGCTCAGGTACGGCAGTATGTCGAGCGGGTTCTTGTCGACGTACTCCTTGATGCGCTTGACGCTGGCGTCGCGGTCCGTGTTCTTCTCACCCTTCTCGACCACGCGCTTGGCCGCGTCGAGGCTCTCGGCGAGATCGAGGTATTTGCCGTTTCGGTAGCAGAAGTAGATCTCAACGCCATCGGCGTTTCGGCTGCTGCTGCGCACGCGCGGCGGGCAGATGTCGCCCTCCGGCTTGACGGCGAGCCACTCCTGCCCGCGAACGCGCTCGTGCCAGTCGAACACTGGCGCGTTGTCAGCTTTCCTTGGTGCTGGTTTCTTTGCCATTGAGATTGATCCTCCGGTTCAGTATGGATTTTCGGGAGCGCTCCAGGCATCGTCGCCTGAAGACTGGATACAGATTGTATCTCATCTTGTGCAGCATGTTGCGACAGATGCGACACGCCTTACCCTTCGGTCCCTGCACGGTCGTCTCCGGCGTGTAGGGGTGTCCGCGCTTGCAGACGACGGCTCGCGGGCGGCCCATGTTATATGAGAGCCGCCACGAGGAACGCGCCGATGAGCGCCACGCAGCAGGCGATGTAGAAGTCCTGTGTCATGGGAACTCCATTCGCATTGCGACCGCCACGCGGCACCATTGGTCCCGTGCCGGCGTGCCCCGCTCGATTTCATAGCGCAGCTCATGCAGTAGCTTCTCAATTCGCTCTTTACGGAAGCCGGTCGTATCAGCCATCTTGCCGTCCTCCCACATCTTCGGTTGGGTTGGCTGGAGAGAATGCGAGTAGGGCGTCAAACCATCTGGCTAGCGCATATACGCCGCCATCATGAACTTCGCCTGCCATATCGTCGGTTGCTTCGTTGGCGAGCGATCGCGCTAGTTCTGAAACGTATCTCGGCAAACATTCTCGCACCGTATCGACCGTGAGAGTCTGGACAATTTTCATATTCCAAATTCCTCCTGTTTGAGGGGCTTTGGGGAATCGATAAACATATCAGGCTGTTTCAAGGCATCGGAAATGCGCTTAACCGCGATCTCCTTGTCGGTACGACTCGGATCCTGCTCCAGCTCGTCCAGAGCTAGGTCGACGGTATCCGCTTCGCTGTCGCTCATGTACTCGATGGCCAACTCGCCGATGATGCGAGCTCTGGCGTGCTTCAGGTTGGTCTCGCGCAGTCGGTCGAGAACGCGGTTCTGGTAGTATCGGTTGGGAAACTTCTCGCCGCCACTCATGACCTCACCTCCACTGGTAGTGCCGACTTCATAGCCTCGATCCAGGTCCGGAGATCCTCGCGAGCGCGGTCGATCTCCGTTCGCTTGTACTTCTGGCCGGTGTACTCGTGGCACATGGCCAGCGCCTTGGTGATGGTGAGGCCGCGACGCGGCGATATGCCCACCTTGAGAAGCCCGAGAGCGCTGCTCAGGACCGCAGCCCTGAACAGGTTGACCGCGTCGGTGCCGTGAAACACGGTGCCGCCGCTCGATACCGTGATGCCGTCATGACCTTGCATCTTCGTTCTCCAATCTCTTGAGCTCAAGAAACGCCAGACAGATCGCGACGTGAACATTGGTCTCGTCCAACGCTGTGAGCCGCTTCGGCTTGTCCATCTCCTGAACAACCCGCTCGATTACGATCTGTAGTTTTGTAACTTCCTCGTGGCTCATGCCAAGGATGAGCGCATCGACGCGCGTGCTGAAAGAACTGGAGCATCGTCTCATGACACTTTCTCCCCTACCGGACTGTTGGGAATTCGCGTGACGTCCCACGTCGGGTTGTCGCATAACTCAGTAACCTCTCTCACTGTCATCTCCTGTCCCGGGTTGAACTCCGTGGAGTTCTTCACCGAGATGACGACGTGCACGCGGCGCTGAACCTTGCCGAGCGAGTACTCCTCGAAGTAGGCCAGCTTGATTGCTTTGATCTTCATGACTCAGTCCTCCTGCTTGACGTATTGTTGCATTGTGCGCTTCAGCCAACCGATCGGGTCCCGCGTCATGGGGTCCGTCAGGTAGATGCCGGGGATGTAGAGCAGATCCCCGCCGTGGTCCATTATTCTGCGCAGACGCTCCTCGGCGGTGCGAACGTGCAGATCGTAGTTGTTGAACGGCCACGCGCCGCCCGTCCTGTTCAGGGACTGGTTCAGCTTGTAGCCGAACAGCCGCGACATGGCCGTTGCCCCGATGTGATATGCGGCACGCGCCAAGTCCAGCGGCGTGGTGTCGATGCGCCACGCCACGGTGCCACTGCCGCCGCGAGACCAACCGCCGAGGCTGGCGCCAACCCACAGCTCCACCGCGCGATGCTCCACCAGCATGCGGCACAGTGCCAGCAGAACCACGCCGCGACGCGCCACGTCGCTGGCGTCGATGCCGCCGCTGCTGGTCAGGTCCATGTATATGGCCAGCGGGGCATTGTCGCGGGCCGCACGCTCGCGGCGCCGCATGCACTGCGGGTGTCCGGCGAGGAAGGCCGGCACGTTGGGCACCGCGCCGACCACGTCGTCCACGTTGCGCCAGCCGCGCGACATCGGCACCTGATCCTCGATCTCGGCGAGGAACCGCTCCGACTCCTCGACCAGCGAGTTGTCGCCGACAGCGGCCTTGCTCCGAAACGACGAGACAGTGTCGCCCTCCCAGTCGCCGCCGTGACCCCTGAACGCGCCGACGTTGGCGTCGATGACGTCCGGTATCTCGCCGGCGTCCATGAAAATGTACTTGTCGAGGCCGTGATTAGTCGCCTGCTCTACCTGTCTCATGACAGTTGCCTCTTCTGCTCTGGTTTCAGGTTGGCCATGTAGGTCATGTTCGCCGCCTGCTCGTGGCTGTAGCCAGCCGCGATGAGGCACGCGCCGGCCTGCGCCGCTCGCGTGTCGATCAGTACCTTGAGGCCCACGGCGCGGGCCTTCGCTCTCGCGACGCGCACCGCGTTCAGCCACTCGGCGTTGTCCACGATATTCGCCTCGAGAACCGGGTCGATGTCCCAGTTGATGCGGATCGGGAACCTGGACAGGAACGCCGCGTCCAGCTTGGTGGCGCCGCTGTAGTTCGCGTCGGCGCCGAGACCCCAAGTGTTAGCGGTGCACACGATGATACAGTCCTTGTGCCGCTTGATCTGCTTGTCCGGGAACGTCGCGATCCCGTTGGCCAGATGCGGGTTGACTGCGAGCAGCGCCACCGGGTCCGATCGATCAACCTCGTCGAACGTGTAGACGCCCCCGTTCTCGTACGCCTCGCGGAACGGCGTGCGGTGATACTTGCCGGCGCCGTCGATGAAGCCGAGCATCTCGTGCGGGAACGAGATGGCTCCGTTGAAGTGCCACTTGAGACCGAGCGTCTCCGCCAGCATGCGGGCGCCGGTGGTCTTGCCGCTGGAGGCCTCGCCCTGCAGGAATATGCCGGGGGTGTAGCCGTTCGGCAGCTTGACGCTGGCGGCGCGCATGAGATGCTCGAACTGCGAGTGCGCGTGCCCCTTGATCTTGACGACCTTGCCGTCGGAGTTCTTGACGGTCAGCTCGACCTTGCGCGGCACGCGAGTCTCGAGCGCCTTCAGCACGACGTTCGCCACGGCCTCGATGTCCACGGCCTTGTTCCCGATCTTCTCGAGAACCTGCTCAGTCACCTTGTCCACGTCCACGCTCTGGATCACGTTGGTCGTGAGTGCGACGCCGCCGGCCTTGTTGTGCCTGCGATTGGCGCGCAGGATCAGGCGTCCAGCGAATAGCTCCTGCTTCTCAGTCCAGATGCGACCGTTGTCGACCCAGCGAAGGAGGTCCTTCGCCTTCTCGTAGCTCGGCAGGATCAGGCCCTGCGTCTCCTTCTCCTTCAGTACGGGGAGAAGCTTGCGTAGTTCTTCGACATTGTTTGCCATTGTACGGCTCCTGTCATGTGAAAACGAACTGCTGCGGCGCGCACGCCGCAGCATCACCGTTGATTTCATGATGTTGCCCTTACCTTAGTGTGACGCCCCTTACGACGCAGTGGCGCGAACTGGCAACACCTTGATGATCTTCTCGTTCAGCGCGTACCGCACGGTGGACTTGCGGGCGCCCGCCTTCAGCGCCGCTGCGACGGTGCGCTTCTGGTTAGCGGTGCGCATCACCGCTTCCCAACGCTTCGCGACCTCGGTGCCTGCTCGGAAGGGATTCTCGATCTTCTTCACGAGCACGATCTTCGCGTTGTCCTGAATGAGCTTGACAGCCATGATACTCTCCTACTGATGAACCGGCTTCTCGCCGGGAAGTGCGGATGCACTTCGCTGTGGAGCGACCGGAGCGGCTCCACGCCGAAGGGCGTCAGTACTTTCTTCCCATGTCGTGCAGCGTGTCGCGCTGCCCCTGCTCATACATGTCGTGGCGGCGCCCCGGAGGGTACGGGTTTGTCTGCCAGTGTTTCGGCACGAACGAGGCGACGGACGCTGAGCCCATGCTCCACGCCTCCTCCACTCTCGAGCCGGAGGTCGACATTCTGTGGAACCGCTTGAAGCGGCGCCCAGAAGTGTTGCGGTCGTACATGAGTTCGCGGTGCGTCTGCTTGGTCATTGTGTCTCTCCCTTACCAGTGCGCCTTGTGCATTGCACGATCCTCAACGGCGATGAGACCGTTGGACAGTTCGCACGCCAGCTCGAACTCTTCGAGGTTGGACATGCCGAGGCGGCGAAGGCCGTCGACTAGCTTGTTGGCCAAGAGGCGGAGGTCGTTCATTTCTTCGGATGTGATCTCGATCATTGTATCTCTCCATTGTTCGGATTTCGGTTAGTCGGCTAACCGACAATGCGGCGGCACCGCATGGGCGCCGCCGCATAAACTGTTAGCTGCAATTGTGTTGGGACTCTTACCTCCCGCCGCTGAAACCACCCAATTACTCTGCCTGAGCCCTCGCCCCCGTTTCTCGCCCTTCTCGTTTCGCTGAGGGCGCGGCGGACTGGCGGGCGGGCTTGCTGCGGGGCGCCTACTGCGGGCACGGTGGCCATTGGGCGCTGCTGCGAAGCCGGTGCTGGTAAAAGGTACTAGCCGGTTAGTAGCGGGCGGGGCCGGGTGTAACCTGCACTTGCGACCTGCTACTGGTAGCAATATAGCCTCAAATCACCTGACCTGACAATAGCGAAATCCCCGTCGTTTTATCGCTTTTTGGACCCGCTACGGGTAGCCGGGGCCGGTTTACCCTTTATATGGGCCGGCGCCGGGCGGCCAGATTGCTTTAGGGTTAAAGCGATATTTGGCGCCGCCAGCGCCGCCGCCTCGGCGTGGGAGTGCTTCGCGTTTCCCCAATTCGTGCCCCACTCTGCGTCGACGAGAAACGGAACGCCGCACTGATAGACCGTTCGCATGATCTCGACGACGCGCGCTCCCTTATCGGGGTCCGTCATCGAGAACGAGAGCTCGTCGTGCATCTGGAGCATGGGAACGAGTCCCTCCTCCCAGCACTGCGCCATGGCCATCTTCATCTGCCGCGCGGCGCTGCCCTGGATCCTGCGGTTCATGGCCTTGTGCGTGTGACTGCGCTTGATGCGCTTGTTGAACCACGGATGGTTCTCATCCGCCGCCCGCGCCTCCGCGTCAGCACGATGCGTCGGACCCATGGGCCGATGCTCGGACATACCGCGCTGCCACTCGCCCTTGTCCAGCCACGCCGCCTCCCACATGTCGAAGTGTGCGCGGGCACCGTCGATCATGCGAATGTAGCCTCGCTCCTGCGCCGCCTTCTCGCAGCGCTGACCGAACTCCCGCACGAACGGCAGCTTGGTGTCGTACTGCTTCATGATGGACTCTGCCTCCTCGAACTCCGCGCCTATCATGGTGGCGAACTTGCGCACGCCGGCCCCGAACGCCTTGGCGAAGTTGCAGTCCTTGGCCCTTCGACGTGTCAGCCCGGTCATCTGGACCACGAGGTTGTGAAAGTCGGTCTTAGGGTCGTTGCGATACATGTCCGCTGCCTCGACGGCGCGGGCGCATCCCGCCTCCTCGGCGTCGTTCACTATGTGTCGATACTCCTGCTGCGAGTAGTCCGGGCTGAACCAGAGCGTTCCCTCCTCCGGCTCGAACATGCTGCGGTACGCGGTCGCGATCTCACCTGTCAGTTTCCAGCTCTCGATGGGATCCGGCCGACTCGGGGCCTGCTGAAGCGGCGGATCGGCGTACGACAGGCGCTGACTTCGCGTGCCACCCTCCTCCGTGCGAAACTGGTTGATGGACGCGTGCACTCTGCCGCGATGCGTGAAATCCATGATGTACGCCTTCACGAACTTCTCGGCCGCCTCGTGACACTGCTTCGCCTCCGCTATCATCAGCGGGAGCCAGTGCTCGGCCGCGCGCATCCAGTCCGCCTCGAAGCTGGCCTTGGCGCTGCCCTCCTCGCCCTTCATGTTGTACGGCACCTTCTCAATGTCGAACACACTGATCAGCCACCGGCTCGACCGTATCTCTTCCATTCCGACAGGCATCTTGAGGCGGCTGGTGAGCTCGGCCAGCGCCGCGTCCCTGCGCGCGTGCAGCCACTTTCGCAGCTTCGCGGCCTGATCCACGTTGACCCTGATGCCGGTGCGCCGCATCTGGTGGATCAGCGGAACCAGACGCATCTCGGTTCGGTACGCCTCCGTCAGCCTCTGCTCCTCCATCTCCGGGCGCAGACTGTCCATCAGCAGCAGCGTGCTGACAGGGTCCTGCTGACCGTAGATGCCGGCGTACCGCGCCGGTAGTCGCGCGATGTTGGCCACCGCGTCGTTCGCCGAGAAGCCGTAGACATTCGCCGCCTCGATCAGTGCAGCCTTGTCCTTCCCCTCCACCCCCCGCCATCGGCACGTCGCGTCGAGGCTGTTGTCCAGCCGGTTCTCGTCCACCATGAACGCGGCGCACGACGCGTCGTCGATCTTGGGCGGGGGGAGGACACCGAGGTCGGTCTGGAGCCAGCCGATGTCGTAGCCGGCGTTGAAGAACACGACGCTGCACGTCGCGAACAGATCGCGGAGCCACTCGGCCACGCGATCCTTGTCGAAGTTCTCCGTCTCGGGATGCCTGATCGGCACGTACATGCGCCCGATGTCCGCGCCCTGACGCCACGCCACGCCGACGCCGGCCACGTAGCCGGAGCCGAAGGCCCATCCGGGGCCGACACCCCTCAGCAGACCGAGGTCCCTAGTCTCCGTGTCCACCGCTATCTCGCCCGCGCGCCGCAGATCCGGCAGCTCGGTCGGCGGCGTCCAGTCGCTGTCCGGTGTTATCAGCGGGATCTGATCCGGGTTCAGCCTCGTGGCGCGCGGGCGGATTATCCTTGGCATCTACTCCATCCCCGTCCACGCGACGAAGTCGTCTCCTATGACATACTTGCCGCTGCTCTCGATCCAGCGATACATCTCGCGTGCCCACGGCGGCTGCTCGTCGTGCTCCTTGGCGTTCATCTCGCGCTTGAGGCAGACGTAGTTCTCGCGTAGCTCGCTCGGCACCGCGCCCATCTTGATGACATAGAATGCGCCGCTCTCGCGATACTTGCCGACGAGACATCGGGGTATCTCCACGGTCTTAGGAACAACGGTGTCCAGCACGAACGTGTTGGACTGTCCCAGGCGATGCCAGTACATGTTCCACTGCTCCACGGTCACGTTGCCCGCCAGCCACTCGCGGTCGGCGAGATACGGGTGATGACTCTCGTGGTGTCCACCGTCCTCCGGCGTGCCGGGTCGGTAGTCGTGCACCTTACCGTCGATCCTCACGTGATCGAAGTGCGGCCCTATGGTCCTGACGCCGTCGGCCTTCTGTCGGGCTACTCTCTCGACAATCTCCTGCGACATCATCTCGGCCTCGACCAGCAGCAGATACCGACGAAGATCCCTGACCTCCGCCAGCATGGTTCCGTCGGCACCGTCAGGGGCCGCCGCTATGTGCGCGAAGATGTCGTACTGCGCACTGCCGCCGGCGATCATGCTCTCCATGCGGTCCCACTTGCGCGCCAGCATCATGAAGGCACCGACACCGCCGCGCTTCTTCCAGCTACCCTGATACGTTTTCTCTCTCATCTCGACGAACGCTATGTCCTCCTCGCTCACTATCCCGAGATATTTCATGTGGTCCATGTTCATCGTAACCCTCCTGTTGCTGTCGCCTGTCGCAGTACCGCTTGACAGCGGCCTGAGTGGTGTCGTCCATGGTGTCGCAGATGGCGCCCGCCGCCTGTATCATGCGCAGCGCAACGAGCTGACCGTACTTGTTGCCTAGCGCGAGCTCGTGAAGTCCCCACTCCCACATCTCGATGTACTCGCACATCTTGAAGAAGCGGTGGTCGGCATAGTCGAGCGTGATGCGCCGAGGAACGCCCCACTGTTCGGTCATCTTGGCGTGTATCTGGCTCTCGAGGATCTCCATCCGGTCCTTGAGCACCTGATCGTTCTTCTTGCCGGGATACGGGATGTCGCCACCCATCTCGCCGACGTCGTGCGTCACGGCGTGCACCAGCAGCCGACGGCTCACGTCCGGCCGCACCGCGAGCATGATGCGCATGATTTGAGCCGAATGTTCACCGACTGATTGATCTCGAGTGCGAGGCCAAGTATGAAACCTAGTTATTTGCAGGGCAACTCGAGGATCATGTGTAGGATCTATCACCTGCGATGCCTCCCTATCCAGCCCATTGCCGCGCGGCGCCAGTCGTCGGCCTCGACCTGCCGCACGCGGGTCACGGCCATGTCCCACCAACCCGCGCGCCGCGCCTTGTTGGCCATGCACATGGGCGCCGCCACGCGGTCGAACCATCTGTTGTTATACGTCGGCGTGGTCATGTCACTAAGTCCAGCGGCGTGCCACCGCATGAAGTTCGACAGGTCCTCGTCCCAGTGATAGAAGCTGTCTCCGATCGGCAGCGGAACTACGAGCTCGTCGCGATACGGGTCATCCATCATTGGAGGGATCTCATCGACCAGTGGCAGAAACACGTCGTCGTAGGCGTGATAGTTGTTCGAGAGCTGGTACATCTTGCCCACGCCGACCCCGATGCGACCGGCGAGATACTCCTGTAGAAAGCTGAAGTGCACGGCGTTGGCGCCGTAGGCTCCCCACACGATGTCGTTGCTGCGACACATGACCGTCAGGTCCAGGACGTACTTGCGCGTTGGATGCTCGGAGTCCACGTGACCGATGTCGCGGTCGTAGTCCTCGCGAACGCGCAGATAGACGTGCGTGTTGCAGGGGCGATCCCTCCAGTCGCCGGTGAGATCTTGCTCTCCAACTCTGCCAGACAACTGATGCCGCGCGTCCCACATTTGGATCACTGCTTGTCTATCGTCGCGATTACTGCGCAGCCTCGTCACGACCTCGTCCAGTTGATCAATGCCGAGGGCGCTGCGCCAGCGGTGCCCGTAGGCACCGTGGATCACGCCGTCGTCGGCGTATCGCTTGCTGAACGTGGCCACGTAGGCGTCCAGCATCTTGGCGTCGTTCTGCCCGCTCAGCATCCAGAGACACTCGAACAGGTGAAAGAACGGATTGGCATCACGCGCTGGATCGAACAGAACACGCTGCGTTGAACTGTCGTAGATCGACATGACAGGGCAGTCCATCACGGTCACTGGTCCGTTGCGGCTGTCGCTCTTGCGCCCGTACTTCCTGAGCATCAGCATGCCGTTATGATACAGATCGTTGACGTTGGTTCCCAGTAGTGTGATCAATGCTTCCTCCTGCGCAGTAAGTCGTTGACTCCCTCGGCCATCCGACCAAAGAACTCCCTCGAGTCCTTCTGTTTCTCCGGCGTCAGGTCGTTGTACATCTGATACTTGACGCGAAGACCGTCGAGTAGTCTCTTCTCGATGCCGGCGATGTGACGCTCCGACTCCCAGAGCGCCTCCTGGCTGCCTAGCTCGATGGCCGGCGCCTCCTCGCTCATGAAGATTGTCATGCACGACAGGATCAGTTCGTGCATCACCAGCTTCGACGCGCTCAGGCACAGCGACTGCTCCATGCACAGTTTGAACATGATGTTCGATGTGGTGGCAGCCACGCCTATGACACGCGACAGCGCGTGGTTTCTCGTGTTCTCGTCCTCGAAGCATCCGCATCCTGGCTCCGGGATCACGTCGATATCAAACTTTGTCATCAGCCAACCTCCTCCTTGTGATAAGCCGCGTAGAGCTCCTCGAGAAGCAGGCCCACGGCCTTCCTGTTCTCAGAACCATTATACCATCTATTGCGGCCACTCGGATGAGGTACTTGTCGCCACGTACTCCCACCGATGTCCTGCGGATGGAGCAGCAGCGGGGGGTGGCAGAAGGCGCGGCGCACCTCCTCGCCGAGCAGAACTATTGTGCGGCGCGATCCCCAGAACTCTGCGTAGAACAGGTCGGCGGACTTGCGCGCCGTGTCCCGGTCCCAGTCCCCTACGACGAGGTTGCGTCGCTCGAACGTATCGAGGTAGTTCTGTCGTCGCAGGTCCGGGCGCCGCTCGCGCAGCATCTCGAAGATGCGGTGCCCGGTGCAGCCCGGCGGATACGGGAACAGCGCGTGCTCCGGTCGAACCGACAGAGGGTTCTGCATTCCGATGAGAACTGGTTTCATAGCTTCAGCCACCACTTGATCGCGTTGAAGCACGCCTCGCGGTCGCCCGCGAACACGTTCGGCACTCGCAGCGCGCGGAACGTCTTCACGTTGCTGTCCACCTTCCGCATCGTCTTCTCGATGCTGGCGGCGGCTATCTTGTGGCCGCGCGCCCGCACGCCCTCGACGCACTGCTCCAGCGGCGTGGTAAGGTGCACGATGCGCGCGTCGTGACCCTCCCGCACGAGCTGCATGAAGTTTGTGGTGCCGTCGCCCATGTTCATCCCCTCGTACAGCACGTCCATGGCGCCGGTGGTGATGGACGTGGACGCCACCGTGCGAATGGTGTTGTAGACGTCGTTCAGGTCGCCGATGGTGTCGATGCCGCCGTTCGCAATCTGGTAGTGACCGAGAACCACCAGAATGGCGCCCGTCGGCGGGTCCCGCGTGAACACGCTCATGATGGGCTTCTTGCGCTTCGGCGCCATCACGTCCTGCTGACCGGGATACATGGCCATGATGCGCCGGGCGAGATGCGACTTACCGCTGCCGCTAGTCCCTCGGATGCTGATGATCATCACCGCTCCTCCCACGGTCTGAGAACCGGCTTCGTCTGCGGCGACAGCGCGTTGACGCGCGCGATCTCCTCGCGTGTCTGCGCGTCCGGCCTGCGCAGCGTTCCGCTACCGTCGTAGTTCGGCAGAATGCCGACCCTGAAGCTACGATGATCGCAGCCCTTGCACGGCCTGAGCATGTCGCGTCGACCGGCATACAGTGCCTCGCGCGCCGCCCCGAACGCCGGACCATTCCAGATGGCCTCGATGCCGTCGGTCAGTATGTTGCCGCAGTGATACTCACCTCGCCAGTCGTTGCAGCACACGGCCACCGATCCGTCCCAGTGAATGGCGAGCTGACGGAACGGAAGTGCACAACGCTTGCCCTGCATCCTGTCGTTCGGGGGCGCCCCCGCTCCGGCGTGGTTCGACAGTCGATTGTGATTGCCCTTCTTGTCAGTCTTCTCGGTCCACGCTATGTCCTTGATGCGAACGAGCATTCTGGTCCCCGGCTTGTATCGAGCGTGTGGATTGCCGCGCGAGTCGTACGGATACTCGTAGAAGTTGAACTGCTGACCACCGTGTGCGCTGTACTTCTCGCCAGAAACGAATTGAAGATTACCCTGCATCGCGGTCAGAACCTTCGGAACATACTCGATGTTCTGGTAGTGATCGAGGCCGAGGATCGTCAGCCCGGCGTCGAACAGCGCGTTGACATTGGCCACCGCACCCGGCTTTCGCAGCAGTCCACCGGCGTTCGTCAGCATCAGCTTGGTCGAGCGCGGTCTGTGCTCGTGCGTGATCGCCACCATGCCGGCGTAGTTCGGATGCTGCGTCGGGTCGCCGCGCATGGCGAAGCCGATGCGCGAGTTCCAGCCCAGCTCGGCCACCTGCTCCATCGCGCTGCGCATCGTGGCCTCGGCCATGAACTTGTAGCCGTGGCCCTGCTTCTCCTGAATGCCAGCGATCCCGCAGAACGAGCATCGGAGATTACATCCCATGCTCAGCTCGAACGAGAGACTGTTCGGCGGCTCCTGCCTTCTGTACTTTCGCATCACGCCATCTCCCTCTCCAGCTTGACCTGCGCCGACTTCATCTGCTCCAGCAGCAGCCCGTGATAATTGCCGCGTATCCACTGCCTGCGCTGCTCCAGGCCGTGCTTGTCCCTGTCCACCATGAACTTGGCCACGTCGCGGGCCTTCTCCACGACCCACGGCGCGGGATCGTAGCCCGCCTTGCGCAGCATGGGACCGCACTCCTGCTGAAACACCATGGGCAGGCCGGCGCTCAGCATCTCGTAGAACCGATTGGCCGGGCTGTGAAAGTTCTCGCTGGATTTGCGGTCCTCGATGTAGAGGCCGAGACCGTTGGTGCCCAGCACGTTGTAGAAGTTGTCCAGTATCGGTCCGACGTGCGTGCACTTGGGATATCGCTCGGCGAACTGCTTCGCCGGGCTGCTGATGGTGGTCGCCACCGTCGGCTCCGCGAAGTAGCGGTCGAACAGCGGCACGCGACTGGACTTGCCGGAGCCGTCGCGATACGACCCGTAGTACAGCAGCGTCTTGCTCGCGCTGCTGCCGCGCCGCTGCGTGATCCTCTTCTCGCTGAAGTCCTTGTCGAAGGTCAGCATGTTCCAGTTCACGTACGAGCTGCCCTTTCGCTGAGACCACTCCTCGCACGTCGACCAGAAGTCCATGTGCGGCTTGCCGGCCTCGTGCCTCTCGCGGAACGCCGCGCGGAACGGACTGATGCCCTCGCTCTCGATCTTCGGCGGAATGATGCTGTAGTCGTTCTGTATCCAGACGATGCGACGCGCGGTCTTCACCAGCGCCGCGAGTTCCGGCAGACACTTGCAGAAGCCATACGCCCCGTTGACGATGTAGAGAACGTCCAGCTCGGCACCGTCGTACTGTCGAATATTCTGGTAGTCGACCTCCGGCAGCTTGAGATGCGCCGCCACGTACTTGAGAATGCGAATACTCGCGACCATGCTGTTGTCGCTGATCCGCACGAACGAGAACACGATGCTATTGGCTCTTGGCATTTTCAATCTCCCTCAGGCGTGTCAGAACGCCGCGTTTCCTGTCTAGCTCGCCTCTGACGAACTCGCGTATCTTGGCTAGGCGATTGTAGCGCTCCTCCGCCTCGACCATCGTCTCGCGCGCTCTCTGCTCCTCTCTCATCACGGCGCTGGCCAAGCCGTTCAGGCCGTCGATCTCCTCCACGATAGCCCTGATCGGGTTGAATGGTGTCGGCTCTGTCATCGGTAGACCCCTCTCGGCTTGCCCTCGCCAAGCCTGACGCGCTCGTACTTGTCGAACTCGCAGAGCGTATGCTCCACCTCGCGCATTTCCCACGCCGGCCATTTATTCTCAATTTCCCTGCGATGTCTCTCGTCAAACGAACCATCGCCGCACGAGGCCGTATCTGCATGTGGCCACATTCTAGCATCCCTCGAGATCTCTAGCAACGCGCGCATCTCTTCTATGAGACCATCCCTGCCGACAGTGTGATCCTTCACCTTGCGCTCGTGCACGCGGTTCAACCCACGCCGCGCCCCCGGTCCCGGGTTCGCCCAAGTCAATATATCGGGGGCGCCTCCGAGAAGCGTGGTGTGACGCAGGTCGGTCACGATCTCGTACGAGTGGAACGGCCCGAAGTAGTCGTTACGCTTGAACCAGTCCCAGGCAATCTCCAGTGAGGAGTGTCCGTCCATCTTACTCATGTAGTTTGCCTCGACCTGCCAGCCAGACTTCTTATTGAACGTGTCGATGATCTTGAGCATCCCGTCCAGCTTGTTCATTCCCGGCGGACTGCTGATGATGTAGGCCCCGGTGACGTATGGTCCGTTCCCGCAGTTCGCCAGTATCGCACGCTTGAGAACAGCCACCTTGCCCGTCTCCATGTACTGAGCCCACGCGCTCTCGTACTCGATGTCGGCTTGGTTCCAGATGGCCTCGCCCACCGATATGCGGTTCAGCAGCCGAAAGACCACGGTCGCCAGCATCACCTCGTCGGTGTTACGCATCGGATCGCGGACGTTCTTCCTGAACCAGACGGTTGTCTTGTCTAATTCTCTATAGATATTTGTAAAGCGATATTGGTTGAGAATTGGATCTTTAGACCATGGTCTTGGTTTCCCCGCTGTTCTATCAAGATATATTTGATGACGCGCCCGCGCGTACCGGAAGAAAGCATTGGTGCCACGACTGGTCATTTCAATCTCCACACGCCGGGCACCACCAAGCGAAACAGATCTTCTTGTCCGGTGTACCACTCCTGCTCACGGCTGTGACGCTGCAACGTGCATCGAACGGTGCTGGTCGCTGTCTTCGGCCAACTGCGACCCTTCGACTTGCGAAGCTTCTCCATCTTATCGTATATAGATGGAAGGCTAATCTCCTTGCCAGTCTTGAGAACAGTGACCAAGTCAGCAGTCCAGTCGCCACTAACAGTGTCGACCGTTTCTTCACCAGTGAACATGTCTCTCATTTTCCCCTCCTCAGTCTCTTGTGTGCCATCTGGACGCACTTCGCCTGATGCTCCGCGTCGTCCAGGGCGTTGTGGTAGGTTCCTATTCTCTTGATCGCGTTGTAGTTCAGTCCCGCCATGGCGTACGCGGTGCGAGTGTCCCGCGCATTGTAGAACTTCCACGGCGGCGACCTGCCCACGGCCCGACAGGCCGCGTCCCACAGAACGCCGTCGAAGTTGCTGCCCTGCGACCACACGAAGAAGCCGGCATTCTTGTTGAACCAGCGCTCGAAGTCCCGAACCGCCGTGTCGAGGCTGACGGGCTTCAGTAGCAACGACTCCTGCGCCGCTGGTGACTGCTTCGCCCACCAGTCCAGCGTACCAAGATCCATCGACAGGCCGGCCTCCGCGCTCGAGACGTGCGTGATGTTTCGGTAGAACTTCGACCCCACCGCGTCGGAGTCGGCGTCGAACATGACGGCCCCGACGCTGCGGACGATGGAGCCGACCGACGTTCCGAACGTCTCGAGATCTATCATGCAGTCGTTGCAGTCTACAACCATGGACAGTACCTCCCGCTTCGGTCCGGGTCCACCAGCGTCAGGCGGTCCCGCGCTCTGGTGACTCCGACGTACCAAACGCGCCGCTCGTCGTCCGGATTGCGCGCCATCTCGTCGTGAGTGCGCAGCGCCATGTCTGTCATCAGCACCACGTGATCAGCCTCGCCGCCCTTGGCGCTGTGTATGGTGGACACGCGAACGCGCGGCTTGCTGCGCAGCTTCTCGCCGTGGCGTAGCGCCGCCTGCATGTAGACTGTGTCCTCGCTAGGTATGCGGTCGAGGGCGTCGTACCACGGCTTCTCGAGGCTCGCTCGCAGACCACCGTCCCTCACGAGCTCGGCCGCTGTCACCAGCACGTCTCCGATCTCGCCGAACGACGGTAGCTTCTTGTGTCCGTGCTTGACTCCAGTGTTCGTCGACAGGAACTGATACATCTGTCGCGCCTCGTCCAGTCGCACCGGCTTGTCGCGCGTCAGACGCGTCCACGTCTCCGCCGCTCCCAGTCCGTCAAGGTTCAGGCTCGACTTGCCGTTGCTCATCTCGTACACGACGCCGATCCTTCGCAGCACCGGCTCGATGATCTTCTGAATGTACGAGTTGTTCCTGGCCAGCACGAGCACACTGTCTCTCGCCATGTCCGCGTCCACGAACTCATTTACGCGCCTGATGCCCCCCGCTCCACCCTCCCGCGCCCTCCACACCTTGGCGCGTCGATGCTTCACAGGCCCAATGACCTCGTTGGACAGAAGCTGGACAGGCGGGGGGCAGCGGAAGGACTGGCCAAGTACGCGAACCTTGCCGTCCATGTCGATCATGTGTTCGACGTCGGCGCCTGACCATCTGTATATGGCCTGATCATCGTCGCCGGCCACGCAGACGCGACGAGCCTTCTTGGCCAGCTTCTCGAATACCCGCCACTGAAGTGCGCTGAAGTCCTGCATCTCGTCGCCGATGAGAACGTCCAGGGATATGCTGGCCGTGGACTTCACGAACTCAGACAGCGTGTCCGTGAAGTCCAGCAGACCGTTCTGCTTCTTGAAGTTGGCCAGTGCCTCGGCCACGCGCTTGACCTCCTTCCACGGCAGATTGTCGTCGAACTCGTCGAACTGACTCTTGAGCGGCACCATGCGCACGCGCGCCATGTTCTCCATGAACAGAATACGGTCTCCGATCTCGAAGCCGCTGAGTATGCCGTCGTCCGACCATGCTCTGCCGGTGACGCGCAGACCAACGTAGTTTGCGAACTCGTTCATCTTCTCTCCGACCAGCATGTCACTGTTCCGCAGTCCCAGAACCCTGAAGCACATGCTGTGAAGCGTGCGAAACCACGGCAGCTTCTCCTTGCGGTCGAACTTGAACCGCTCGGCCGCGCGCTCCGCCGCCTCGTTGGCCGCCTTGACGGTGAACGAGAAGAAGCCGATGCGCGTCGGATCCGTCTGTCTCGCCAGCTCCTCGTCCACGATGTTCAGGAGCGTGGTGGTCTTGCCGGTGCCCGGTGGTCCTAGGTAGATCTCAGGATGCATGTCAGTCTCCATCATCCATGAGAGCGTCATCTACACCCTTTTCATGACACTCCCACATAGCTTGTTCAATATCCTTTGCCAAACTCTCTGTGGGGATATTTTTAACGACCGAGTCCATGACACTCACAGTGTAGGTGCCGTCCATCTCTTTCCTGTAGTTCATCTCAGTCTCCCAGCTTCTTGGCGCAGTCGGGGCAGGCGGCCATCCACTCGTTGATGCCGTTGCGATACGTCGCGTAGAACGACCATCCCATAGCCTTGGCCTCGTCGCGCGTCTCCTTGAACTTGGCGTCGCCCGCGCTGTAGTTTCTGTTGCAGTGCCGACCGCCGACACCGTCGCAGTTGAAAACCAGCTCACCGTCCAGCATCTCGTGGCTCATATCTTCGACTCCTTGATCTTAGGTGGTGGAATGTCCGGTCCCTCCTTGAACGACTTGCTCGGAACCCACCAGCAGTAGATGCACGATCCCTTGATATGCTGCTGACCTGCCTCGCCGCCCAGCCGCTTGATGCGAACCGTGATCTGGCCCTGCTTGAGGTCCTTGACGCCCTCGCGCTCCAGGAACTTCTCGAACGAGTTGAGCCTGAAGTAGTGCCGCCCCTCCTCCTCGTCCTCCCACGGCCTTCCAGAAAGCAGATCCTCGCGAGACTCGCCGCGCTGCCGATTTGTCAGATACTCGTGCAGGAGCTCCTTGAACCGCCCCCCGATCTGAATGTCCGGGGGCACCGGAATGGGCGTGCAGTTGATCAGCGCGTCGTTCAGTACAGCGAACCACTCCTTCTTCGTCAGCGGCATGAACGACTTGTTGAGGTTCTCGATGCAGAGCCTGTGGAAGTCGTCGTAGTTGTGAAGCTGACGCGAGTCGCACTGTATGCTCTCGGTCTCGCCGTCCAGCGACACGAAGAATATGGCCGGCTCCGTGGCCATCTTGCTCATGGTCGTGATATGCGGATAGGTGCCAGCCGCTCCGACACCGTGCTTGCGTATGCGGCACTTCACCGCGTCGCAGTGGCTCTCCATCGGCTGGTCCTTGCACTTGTACTGATAGTCCCTGCGGTCCAGCGACTTGATGACACCGGCCACGCCGTCCGACGGATGCGGCGGCTTGCAGTATTTCTGGTTCGCCTCCTCCAGCCTCTCCTTCCAGCTCTCTGGACTCGCCTTCTTGAAGTAGACGCCCATGTGAAACAGCGCGTTGTTCTGGCCGCCCTGAGCTATGCCCGCCGCCGCCAGATGCTCGAGACACGGTGGACCGTCCGAGAACGGAGATCGCACCTTGCTTGCCTTCTTCGCCTTGGGCGCTGTCAGCACTGCGGGGTCTATGGCCGCCTCCTCGCAGGCCGTGCAAAACTCCACGACGGTCATGTCGGCGCCGGTCCGCTTGATGCCGTGCTGCCACTTCAGCAGGTTCTTGTACGTGTCGCCGTAGTACGGCATCACCATCCAGCTACCGCGCTCCCCTCTGGATACCATCAGCTTGGTCTGCTTCGGAAAGATCTCGGACTTGGCGAAGCCGATGCTGGCGGCCACGTCCCTTAGATATGCCTGAAGTATCGCTGCCGGAACCGGCTTCCTAAAGAATATGAACAGATGCAGGCCGCCGGACTTGCTGCGGCAGACCACGAGTGGCAGCTTGGAGTCCTCGATCCTCTTGATGATCTCGAGCGGGTCGAGGTCGCCGTCGTACTCGTCCACGTCGATGCTGCCCCACTTGCACAGTCCCTGCTCGTCGTCCTGGATCGGCGCGATGCCCAGCGGCGTCTTGCCGTCGAGATGCTTCTTCCAGAGCTCCGGGGTCGTCGGTCCCAGGACTGTCTTCGCGGTGGTCTTGATGGCGGCCTTGCCGGTGGTGTGATCATATACTGGTAGTCCGTGCGTTCCGTAGCTCGACTGGTTCCCCTCGAAGAGAGCCATGATGCGCTCGAGTGCAGTTGGTGACATCGTGGTCGCAGCCCCGCCGTGCAGAAGTTCGGGGCGCCCCGATGCTGGAGCGCCCCGCCGCGACTAGATGTTGCCGTGGTCGCGCCTGCCGCCTCCGCTCGGCAGACTCTCGTCCTCCGGCTCCTCTGCTCGGATGGCGCCGCTCGAGAAGTCGCGGTTCACCTTGCGGCCCTGAGCTATGAGCTCGGAGGACGCCATCGCCGGCACACTCGCCCCGTCCTCCTCGCCAGCGTCCTCGATATTCCACATGTACCAGTCACCGTCGTCGTTACTGCGGAAGATCGTCTTGGCGCGATAGAGATAGCCGTAGCTCGGTGCCGTCTTGCCGCTGGGAAGCACCTTGCTGTTGATCAATCCCATCCAGTTCTTGCTGGCGCTGTGATTGCTGCCGGACATCGAGATAACGAAGCCGCCCTTGGACGTCATGGTCTCCTCGTCGATCAGCAGAACTACGTGCACGCGGGACTGGTTCACGATGTTCTCGCCGAGCGCCCAGAAGCTCTTGCCCTTGGCGTCCGTCTTCTGCACTGCACCCCTCGGCGGCTCGCGACTGTCGTCCGGAGTGACGTGACGCGTCACGAAGCCGCCGCGATTGGGCTTCCACTCCACCCACTCCTTGCCGAAGTAGCACGGCAATACGAGTATGCCGGCGCCATCCTCGCCACCCTCGAACAGCGTCTTGGTGCCGCGCAGCCAGATGCTGCCGCCCTCCGCGCCCTTGATGTACTTCTCCTTGTTGCCCTTGATCGCCTGCGGGGACTGAGCCTGAAGAATGTAGATGTACGGAATGACGTTGTCTTCGGCGCGTGTCGACACGCCGGCGCCGGCGTCCTCCTCCATAAGCGCCAGCGCGTTGGCGTTGGTGTTGGCGTCCTTCATCACCTTGGCTACCGCCCTGCTCTCCGGCACCTTGGTCGTAGTCTTAGTTGCCTGCTTTGCCACTTGTCTTCTCCTTTATGACGATTGCGACGCGTCCGACGGTAGCTCCCAGCATCTCAAGAGGCGGCGTCTTTTTCTTCTTGATCTGCTCCTTGACGAACGCCGTCAAGGTATTCCAGGGAATTCCATACTCGCTGCTGTAGTCGATCCCAGACTTCTTCAGAAACGCCAGCAGCGCCCTCTGCGCCTTCTGCGTTCCCTTGCCCAGATGCACGGTCACGGTGTTGCGCAGCATGTCGCCGTGTCCGTTCTTTTCGAACCACGCATACGCCCGCTCCCGGCGCTCCGGCTCCCAGTCCGCCGCGATGTTCGCGCGCACGTATGGCTTGATCTCGATGTCGTACGGTGGCAGATTGCCGTGAGCCTCGACCCCTAGGCTGGTGATACCGGCGCCGTCGAACATGTCCACCAGTGTCTTCTCCTTGAGAAAACGCACTCGCTCCTTGGTTATCTTGAGACGCTCCTCCATCGAGGCTATCTCGAACTCCAGCGAGCGTAGCTCCTTGATCTCGTCGCGTATCTTCTCGAGCGTTGGAGCCACTCGCTCCTGCTGCTCGGTGGCCATTGCCTCGAGCATGCTGATCGTCGCCTGTGATGTCGGCCTGGATTGTCTCACGATTGCCTCCCCGTGCGTGGGACACCAAGCATGGCTCACGTAAAAGTCAACAGCAAGTGGTTTGTGTCACTGTGCACAGCCCGCAAAAGGCCCCGTCGAACGCTCAGCACTCGACGGGGCCAGTGGTCCATGCGGTGCAGCCACTCTGCACAGGGAGGTCGCACCGCGTCTCGGCTGGAGCCAACCACGGAAACCAGCCGCAAGTATTCTGCATCAGGGCGGGGGCGATGGCAAGGTGACAATCAGCGATATAATAATTTTGCTAATACGCGCGCACGCCTTGAGCGTGGCTGCACGAGCGCGCGTGAGGGGTTATAATCTTATAATCTTATATGTGTGCGCGCATGTAGCTGAAAACATTGGGCTTTCACCCATAGGATTTTTCAGGTGTGATCCTATACCGCTAGTGGGAATTTGTTGAAAACATTGGGCTTTCTTGCCTGCCTAATTCCAGACACAAACGCAAAACGCGACACTTGCCAGTGCCCCCGGTCACCCGCACAATTGGTCTAACCAGCAGCGCGGGAACAGTCATGAAGTACACTCCGAGAACGAAGCCAATGAGGCATCAGGTGGACGCCATACGCGCCGCCGAGAAGTCTCCACCGATGGAGGACAACGTGTTTGCCTTCCTGATGGAGATGGGCACCGGCAAGTCCAAGGTAGTGCTGGACGAGTGGGGTCAGATGACTGTGAGCGGGGGGCCGCGGACGCTCGTGGTGATCGGCCCCAAGGGATCGTACAGGAACTGGTATCAGGACAAGGGGGATGCTCAGCTCAGCGAGATGAGGACGCACCTGGACCCGGACCTGCTGGACAGGACGGCGGTGCTGGGCTGGCGGAGCGGTGGCGGCAAGGAGTACCGCGAGGAGGTGAGGCGCTGGCTGGGTCACAGGGACGAGCGAATGCGGCGGGCACTCTTCGTGAACGTGGAGGCCCTGAGCACCGACACCGGCGCCGCCGAGTTGATGCGACAGGCCATGGAGCAGGACTTCTGCTACGTGGCCGTCGACGAGAGCACCAAGATAAAGGGCGACAGCCGGCGCACCAACCGGATCATAGAGCTGACGCGCGAGTCGAGCCACCGCAGGATCCTGACCGGGCTGGTGGCCCCGAGGTCACCACTGGATCTGTACTACCAGTTCAGTTTCCTGGATCCGAAGATACTGAAGTACTCGTCGTTCTATCCATTTCAGTATCGCTACGCCATAACTCGGCGACAGCAGTTCAAGGGCAATAGCCGCAAGACCATCATGGTGCTCGGCTATCAGAACGAGGAGGAGCTGGCCGAGAAGATAGCGCCGTTCAGCTTTCGGGCGCTGAAGAAGGACTGCCTGGATCTCGCCCCCAAGACGTTCACGTCGCGGTCGGTGGAGCACACGCCGGAGCAGGCGCGAATGTACATCGAGCTGAAGAAATACGCCTCGACGAAGATCAGTGGTGACAAGCACATGACGGCGCTGCACAAGATGACGATGATGATGCGGCTGCATCAGATCAATCTCGGGCACGTCACCGACGACGAGGACAGGGTCGTACACGACATTCCGAGTAATCGCATAGACGCGCTGCTGGATCTGCTGGAGGAGCACGAGGGCACGCGCGGCAACAAGGGCGAGGAGGACTTCGAGCGGCAGACCGTGGCCGGCAAGACCATCATCTGGTGTCCGTACCGGCGCCCGCTCGAGAAGATCGTGCAGACGCTGACGCGGGAGTATGGTCCCAGGTCGGTGGCGCAGTTTCACGGCGGCAACGCCGGCACGCGCGACGCGGAGGAGCAGCGGTTCAAGAACGACCCGGCCTGCCGCTTCATCGCGGCGACGCAGGGCGCCGGCATGATGGGGAACAACTGGATCGAGGCGGATCTCGTGGTCTACTTCGCCAACGACCACGACCTGGAGCATCGCGAGCAGAGCGAGGACCGGGCGCACCGCAAGGGCCAGACGCGGCGCGTGACCTACGTGGACCTGATAACCGAGGGAACCGTGGACGTCAAGATCGTGAAGTGTCTGCGAGCCAAGATCAACATGGCGACCACGCTGATGGGCGACGGATACAAGGACTGGCTGATCTAGGTCACAAAAATAGCCCGCCGAAGCGCGACTTCCGGCGGGCCTAGATGGTCCAGGTAGTTTCTTGTTTTATCAGGTGGCGCTGAGCTGCACACTGTCGAAGGACAGGTAGCACCTGTCCCGCCACGTGCGAACGTAGCCTCGCAGCGTCTCGCTGCACGCCGGGTTGTCCACGAAGGCGGTGAAGCCGACCCCCTCCCTGTCCACGTACTCGGCGGCCCGTTCGTCCAGCTTGCCGATGGTGATGGCGCCGCTGCCGAGTGCTCGCATCTCGTGCGAGAGACCGAGGAACGACGACTTGTTGATGTAGTTCGTCACCAGAATATGCTTCGCGCCAAGCATCAGCTCCGAGGCGGTCTTGATCTCGTCGAAGCTGGCCTTGGTGCTGCCAAGAATGTGCAGCACGGTGATGCGAAGCTGGTTCTGTCGCATGCGCTCGAGAAAGCCGGTCTCCGCCAGCGTCTCGAGCATGGGCGACAGCAGACTGGCGCGAATGTCGATGAGCGTGACGGCGTGCTTGCCGAGATTGTCGAGAACGAGCATCTGCCCGTCGCTGTCGGCCAAGTCAACGACCGCGGTGACGTCCGGGTAGAAGCGGCGTAGAACTCCCTCCGGGGTCTGCGTGTCCCACGCGGCGTGATCGACTGACTTATTCTTGAGGTAGTCCAGTAGAATGCGGCTGACCGTGGTCTTGCCGACGCCGCCCTTGTCGGCACCGACGATTATCAGATGGGGTATCATACTGTCTCTCCTACAGACCACCACGCTTTCAAAGAGCGCCAGCGACCTGATTGTTGATAGTGGACTGGACCCAATTCTTGCACGCCGTTGGTCCATTGGCCAGCGTGAACTCGCGGTACTTCTGGAACAGAGTGATCACGCCGGCAAACTTGGCGGGCACCCCCGCCACCGCAGCAACGGCAGGAGTCGTGCCGCTGGCGGGCACCGCAGCCACGGGATCCACAGCCGGCGTCCCCACCGCCGCCTTCACGATGGCGAGAACGGGGGTGAGGCAGTCGATGCCGGGCTTGTCCTGGGCTGCGGTGGCGCTGTCGAGTGCTCCCTGGATGTCAGGAAGGAACTGCATGTTGACGTTGGACACGCAAGCCTGGATCTGCGGCACGAAGGTCTTGGGGCTCATGGCGGTGAACAGGTTGAAGTCGCAGATGTCCGAGACCGGCTTGCCAGTGACGGGGTCGATGGTCGGCTTGATGCCGAGGTCGGTCTTGATGTCCTGCACCGGGTCACCAGTGAGGGCGAGCGGAGGCGCCTGGATCCGGCGACCCTGAGCGTGCGCACTCTGGAACAGCAGCGGCAGAAGCAGGAACACTGCGATTATGCAGCCTGCCACCTTGGCGACCTGAGCAACGGACGGCCCCAGCCAGAACTTCTGTGGACTGTTGGGATTGTTCTGCGAGGGGATCATGTGCAGCACGCCGTTTGCGCCGTTGACAATGGCGTTGAAGATGCCGAGCGCGGCCAGGATCTTGGTGGTGGTGATGCCGCCGAACAGGGTCGTGAATTCCGCGCCGCAGAGCAGCAGAACACTGATGATGGCGGCGAGTACGCTGATTATCGCGCCAATGCGCGGGTCGATTGTCATTGGTGACTCTCCTGAGATTTGACGTAGTCGGTTACTGCGGCCACGTACAGTTCGATGTGATGGAACGCGAACACGGATAGATCGTCGAGTGTATTGGGCATCGGCTCCGCGTCCACGTCCACGAGTTTCTTGCGGTGCACGAAGGCGTCGAAGGGCCGCAGCGTTATCGGGACCTCAGTGACAATGTCCTTGAACGTGGCGTTGCCGTTGCGGTAACTCGTGCCCGGTATGCTGTTGATCAGCTTCCCGAAGTCCTCGAAGCCGGGCTTCGGCTCTCCGAACACGCTGAGCTTCACGGGCGGCATGCCGTCCACGGTCATGAGACCGGCTAGAATATCCGCCCGCGCCGCACCGAGGGAGTGACCGGTGACGCAGGCGGGCTGCGTGATGCTCTTCTTGACGTCGTTCCACATGTGCTCCATGCCGTCGTAGAAACCCTTGTGCACGGTGCCGATGCGCGTGACATACGGTATGGCGCGAATGTCATCCAACCAATCGTGCGCTGTGATGGAGCCACGGAACGTGATGATATCGAAGCCCGCCGTCTTCTTCAGCGACCAGTAGATGTTGTCGTCCGGGCCGGGGTCCAGTACGTCCCAGTAGCCGTTGGGTTGCGGATTATAGACGGCGCTCGAGAAATTGACTAGATCGATGTCACTCGGGAGCAGCATGTGCGATCTCCAGCTTGGCGATGCGAACCGCGTGGTCGGCGGCCTCGGTCTCGAGGGCCTCGATGCGGTTCTTGGCGTCGGCCAGTCCCGCCTTCAGCACCGGAAGATCGAGGCCGAACGGCGAACTAGTCGCCTCCAGGCTTTCTATCGCTATCTCGAACGGTTTCTTTATCGACATGTTCGATCTCCGTGACGAGGGCTTGCATGATGGAGCGCGCGAGATAGGCGTCCTCGATACCCTTTCGCGTGCGCGTCTTGGCGGTGTTCTTGGTCTCCGGGTCTATGATGAGACCCATCAGCCTGCCGAACAACAGGCCGAGTTCCTTGCAGAACGCCTCGTCTATTGCCTTGTCGCTAAGTGCTGACATTCAGTGCTCTCTTCCAGAGTCGTATCGACGCCTGACGCTGCGCCAGTCCGATGAGGCCGCCGTTCAGGTGACGCGTCTCGTTGACCTCGTCGTCGCGCTGCGCCCACGGCAGGCATCCGCAGATCCGCACGAAATCTGCGAACGCGCACTCGAACGTCCAGCGCACGTCGTTGATCTGATCCGGGTTGCTCACGAGATCAACGCCGATGATCTTCCCGAGGGCGACATAGCCGTCCCGGCCGGTAGTCTGGCAGAAACCGCGTCCCCTGAAGTTAAAGCCGTCGTTGGTTCCTGGACGATTTCCCATCCTGCCGTTGTACGCCTGATTGGCGATCAACTGCGGGTTGTGCTGCATGGCCACGGCCTGCGTCTGCGTGAAGTGACTCGGCCACTGCGACACCAGCACCGACGCGCGATAGTTCAGGTTCTCAACCAACTCCGTACCCCCTGCGCACTCCTCCGTGAACTCGCCCATCATGTTGGCCAGCACGAGTGCGTCGTCGATGCCGTACTTCTTCGCGAGGGCGGGGGCCTGCGCGACCATGGCGGAGCGGAGACCAGGAATGACAGAGTCTCCGCGCGGCCACAGTGTCATCAGAGCGTTGGAAAAAACCGTTACGTCCATCGGATCGCCTCGGCAACCTTGTTCGCGTCCGGTTCCGAGGTCGCGGCCATCACGGCTTTCTTTCCGTTGAGACGTTTGGCCTCGATGTCGGCGGCTCTTTTTCGCAACTCGATATCCTCGGCGCAGATCGTCTCGGAGACTGCGCGATTATCGTTTCCCTTGTGACCGATTAACGCGGACAACAGTGGATAGCTGTTGGCGTCGGCCATTGGATCGTTGATGGCTTCTCTCGCCTCGGATAGCGTATGCAGATACATTGGATTTGACATCGCGGCAGTGTCCTTGGCATGGGCCTTGATCGCGCTCATGTCAATTTGTTTGCAAAGGGCCGCTTTACGAGTAATGAGCATTTGGTCGGCTGTGATCGAACACGGAGTTATCGGTCCAAAGTCGCCGCGAATGGCGCGCTCGAACAATTCAATCCCATGCCCGTGAACGTCATTCATTGCGGCGGCAAATGGAATGGCGCCGAGATGTTTCAATTCCTCGAACACCACACTCAAGTAAATAATGTTGTTGTCCGGGGTGGCGTATTGTGGATCGCTCGCCGATACGATGGTTCGGGTTGTCATGGTAAAATTATCCTCTTGTTATGTTACGCAATCCGCTGCACGAGCTGGATCGGGAAGTTGTCGCCGACAAAGGCCGGCTGTGACGGATCGAGGTAAAATTGTGATACGATCTGCCACGTTCCCGGCCAGTTGCCGGGGCCGCCATTGCCTTGACTGTTGTTGTAGTTGAACACGATCTGCTGCCCGCCAGATGCGAACGCCGGTGCCGACGTGTAAGTACTGGCGAGAAAACTGTTAACCGAGGAAGTGGCATATGTACCGATGGCGCCGGGCGTCAGCGGGAACGTGCCGGCAGGACCTTGAGGACCAGCGGGACCGGCCGCTCCGGCTGCGCCTTGAGGACCAGTTGCGCCGGGCGATCCTCCGCCAGTCGATAGCGAGGCAATGACCTGATACTCGGTGCCGTCGTAGGCCAGCAACAGCAATTCGCCGGCCGTAAAATTGCTTGCGGTCAGTGCCGAGAGGTTGCCGTAGGTGACGTTCTTGTTGCCGAGACTCGAGACGTTGATGGTGGTGGCCGCCGTGATGTTGTTGGCGAGCTTGACCATGATGAGCAGGCCGGCGATCTGCTGGCCGCTGGTGATCGACGGCGAGAAGTTCGCAGTGATCGCGTTCGCGACACCGGAACTATCCGCGATGTACGGGATATTAATCGAGTTGAAGTTGTTGGTGATCGCGCCGGTCGACTGCCCGGGATAATTCGCAATCTGGAAGTTGGCGCCGTCATAAGTCAGTTCCAGAACCATGCCGGCGAGAATGTCGCCGGTGATTACGGCGGCGCCTCCCGCGCGCTGGATCGCGACCGTGCCGAAGCCGTTGACGTTGATGGTGCTGGCGCCGCTGTTGGCGTGTATGAACTTGGCGCGGAACGTAAAGCCTGCGACATAAGCAGTAACGGGCAATGCCGCCTGCGGTATCGTAATAATGTAGGCGTTCGCAGCGCCCGTGTCGGTGCCCCACACCCAGTCGCCCTTCAGCGTGTGACCCTGCACCGATGGCAGCGTCGGGAAGAATGGTGCGGTTGATAGTAGCGCGATGCTGGTGGACGTGATCTGTGTCTGACCGTTCGCGACCGTGATGGCGTACAGCGCGGTAAAACCCGCATCCGGCGACGGCGTGGTCTGCGAGCCGGTGGCGGCGGCGACGCCGGCCTTCAATCCGATCGTGCAGACACACTGACGCACGGTGAAGTTTGATCCGCCTGAATTTGCTGGTCCAGAGAACGGCGCTGCGGGATTGGCCGAGTTGAAATAACTCAATACCGACGACCCAGCATCGACATCACTTAGTTCTACCTGGATCAGATAGACTTGCGAGAAGCCAGAAGTCGACGGCGGCGTGATCGTCAACGGCGTACTGATCTGCACGATACCTTGCTTCACGACGATGTTTGAATTGATACCGAGGTCGCCGTAAGCGATGGCATCGATTGCATCCAGCGAGTAGATTGATCCTGGCGCCACGTTGACGATCAGGTTCGCAGTGGGGGTGGTCGGCGTACACGCAAGACCTGCAACAACTGTGCTCGTACCTAGCACTCCAGCGTTCTGATACGCTTGCGCGATCATTCCGAAAAGATTGGTATTTAGAATATCGATGGTTTGCGGCAGTGCGCCGTCATAAACGAATGGGCGATCCATTTTACATTTCCTCTTCTCGGATTAGTCGATTGCGGCCCAGCAGGTCATGCCGGTCGGTTTTGTGCGATTGATCATGTTGAGAATATCTTGATTGGTGACACCTATCAGAGCGGTGTAAGTTCCAACATATTCGATGGACCCGACGCCGTATCCGGCAACGTTGCCTCCATAACCACCAACAAGTGGAACACCAGAATTGGTGGTGCGAGTTACTTTCACAAACGCTTGACAGGGCAACTGCATGCTGCCCCACCCGCCCTTTCCGGCACCATAGCCAAACGATCCATATTTCTGGCTTCCGGCGATCAACGATGATCCGCTGTATGCTCCAGTGTCAAATGTGTTCCAAGGTTCGAATATCGTAGCGGCGCTGGTCACACCATTTATCAGGGACAAGGAGGACAGCGTTATCACACTAGATGCTTGCGACCATGTCAGAAAATTATTAGCGAGCGAGCCCGCCAAGACATTGACATTTGCCGAACCTGTGACCACGCTTCCGTTCACAGTCAGGGTCCACTTGTAAAGATTGGTGTCAGCAGAATTATTCACTAGTGTTGCGAGACTGGCTAAAGTTACGGCCAACGTGCCGCCGATGTTCACTTGATTTCCAGTTGCACCACTGGTTTTGAACGTGACGGTAGTGGTATTTCCGGTCGCATCGCCAAATGAAATTGAGTCATTGTTTGCAGGCTGGCCCGAGAACGTAGCAGTTGCACTGGCTTGTACGTTGCCCGGCTGCACGCCGCAAAGGTTCGTGATGGCTGCGATCATGCCAGCGCGCGTTACACGCTCCTGCAAGATGGTCGCCTTGATCAAGGCACGATAGGTCGGGTCCTGTATCTTACCTCGTAATAGGGTGCGACCCAAGAAATCCAGAGAGATGATATCCAACCAAATCCCGTACGCGGTGCCGATGCGCGTTTGTGCTCTCGCATACCCGATCAACCCGTAGGACCACGATGCGAGGTCGGCAATGCCTCCGAGGATCGCGTCACGGTATGGCGCAGTCCACTTAAACCACTTGTTTGGAATTAGACCTTTGACGCGACTTACAATGTCGCTTGAGCTTCCAGTTGTCATGATATGCTCATCGTCCTTGCCTTGATCGTTGCGTAATTGATCGTAGAGTGCTGATCCTGCGTTAGAAAAGTTGTGGACAATGATGCCGCATCACCAGTTGCTTGATTTAGAAACACAGCATCTACCGCAATAACTCCGGGGATCGCATACGGCCACGACGAAACCAATGTCCAAGGAAGGCCGACCCCGAGACCCAATGAGTTGATATTGGTTGCGACTAATGCCTTGACCTGAGCGACGACCGTGTTATGATCGAACAATGGGGAGGTCTTTAGTTGCATCGAGACATCGGCTGTGATGATCACAGGTGGGAACACCTGACATTGCACTCCCAGCGGGCGAACGGCGATCGCGGCATTCAGTGCCGCTGTCAGAAACGCCGGTGACGGACTGCCAGAGCCATCATCGGCCACGACAAAGAAATATCCCGGCCGATAGCTGCCATCATAATTATATCCCTCAGTCAAGGTCCATTGAATTGTGATATCGACACCTTCAATGGAAGATGTCAGACCGTAAAGATCGCCGCGAGACAGTCCGAGAATGTATGCCGCGAACCTAGCTTTAAGCGCACTGTCGCTCTCGAAGTTTGCGCCATTTAGAAAGGCCGCCGGGTTCTGCACCATGTCCACACCAGTGATCGGTGATGTCATCACACTGATCGACGTGGCCACCACGTTCCCCCCCACTCCCGGCGTGGTGCACTGAACCGGGACTACGACTGAGCCAACGCTGGAGGGCATGATATAACCTCCGGGCGCTGGAGTAGCAGAGTATGAGCCATTGGTCGGGTCCGCTGTGACGGCGAATGTCACCGATCCGTCGTTGGTCTGAACCGAGGTGCCAACCGGGACGAAGACAGAGCTGGGTCCGGCGGTGAAGCGAGAGAATATGACCTGTCCGGAAGACGCCTGAGCTCCTAGGCGGGGGGATCCGCCGGGGAGTGCTGTGGTCTGGCTTCCTGGAATGATTGGCATGAAGTCGGCGGTGAACGTGTCAACATCGTTACCCTTCGAAGTTGAGAGGCGCGTTGCGGTGAGTACCTGAAGGATCAGGGCCTGAAACCACAGGAAGACGCCGGCGAACCCCTCCACGATAGCCCGCACGGAGGAACCCTGCGAGAAGTTTACGATCTTGATCGCGCGTCCCTGGATGCCGGCAGTGATGTTGCTGACGATCGTGGCGAACGATTGGGTCGGAAGCGTTGCCATTTGGCCCTCAGTTGGTAATCGTGAAGGATACCGACACGCCAGTCAGGGCGTCCCAGTACTGAATTCCTATGGAGATGTTATCCGTGGTGTTCGACACCTTGGTCACCGTGATAATAGCCGGTGGACTCGGCGCCACAGATTGTTCAAGACCGAGCTGCTGCGAGACAATCGATTGTATGTCAGTGACAGACAGTAAGCTGCCAATCTTTTGAGGAAGACCGGCGCCGTACTGCGGATGCCACACATAGCCGTTGACCGCGGTGAAGAGACGTCGCTCGATGCGCTGCCTGACCTCATCGTCACCATCAATGACAAGCAAATCACCAGTAGCATCAAGCACAAAGTCACCGTCCCATTCAAGATAGAAATCAGCCATGGTCTACCATCCTGTCGTCGTGTCATAGGCTATGACCGCCGCAATGGTTGCCAACGCCGCCAGTGCGGCTTGCTTCTGATAGCGCACCAGTTGCTTATTGTTGCGCTGGGTCATCGCAGCCGAGACGATCGCGATTTGGTCGGCGGTCGTGAACGCCGGATACGATGTGCCACCGATCGGGATGAAGTTGGCTGAGCCGGACAAGCCACCGGAGAGCGTGGCCGGTGGCGTCGGGCCGGAGTAGGACACCGAGATGGTCGGCGCGGTCGGGTTGACAGTGGACAGCCCCGTGAACGCCATGTTACTGAAATTCGAAACGCTGATACCTTGAGTGCTTAACTGAATAATAAGCGTGCCAGTACCGCCGCCCCAACCGTTGAGGGTGCTCTCGATGTTCCCGGTGATCGAGTTGCCGGTCGTCACGATGTCGCCGAGACTAGTGATTACGGAGCTGTTGTGGGACGAAAAGGCGCCGTTCACCGCTGAGTTGAGTGCGGCGACAAGCGTGCCGATATCGGTGTTGATCGCCGTGATGTCGGAGATCAGCGAGTTGATCGTCGGCACGATGCTGTTGGCGACCAGCGCGCCTTGCGCCTGCACGCCGGTAAGGTCGGTGGCATCGAATGAAAACGTGCCGAGCGAGGTGATGACCGAGACCGGCGCCTGTCGTTTGACCGCCCATATCGCATCGATCAACGCTGCCTTGACGGCGATGGCCTGCGCCAATGACAGTGGTGCCGTAGCCCGCAACGAGACCGACTGCATCCACTCTTCAATATAGCCTTGATAGGGCGACGGGTCGGTAAAGGTCTCGGGAACTGGTGGCCGGTCGTTAAAGATAGTCCAGCCGCCGCCGTTCTGATAGAACACGGTGTTGATGTTGGAAGCGAGTGCGCCAGTGATCGGGGCCGCCACCACGCCGATGAACATTTTCATATTCATCGCGTCGAGTTCGAACTGAAGATTTGTGCTCGTCATGCCGGTGGCACCGTGTACGGTGGAATGGCCGCCTGCGGCTGCGGCGGTGTGACTGAACCGTCGGAGACCGAGCCACCGCCTTGCGCGGTGACGCCGACGGTGGCGTCGAAGCCGACTTGATTGGTGGCCTGCAATTCGATGTTCGTTCCCTTGAGGCCGATGTTGGCGCCGGCGATAGCGGTGATCGTGCCGGACGCGTCGATCTGCAAGTTCTTGCAGGTAATCTTGACGTTACCGTTGCCATCGCAAACGATGGTGGCGCCGTTGCCGTCGGTCAGTGTCAGCGAGCCGTCGTTCTTGAAGTAGATCTGCTGTCCAGTACCGCCCTGCGCTCCCTGCGCCGAGTTGGAACCACCGTCGGACTTCTGAAACCGCGTGTAGATCATAGACTCGCCGGACTGCACCTCCGGCGGCTTGTCGTTGTCAGAGTGAACTCGCTGCACGATCTTGCCGGCCTCGACGTCACCCTCCTGGAACCGCACGACGACCTGATCACCTGTAGACTTTCCGTCGCCGGGTTGTAGTCCAGTGGCTATGCCGTAGCCCGCGCCTATGTGTCCGGTCTCGATTGGGATCCAGCCGCTCTCCTGACCCTGCGGCTGAAACATCACCTTGGCGAGATGCAGTTTTGGATCGTAGCTGGTAACGAGACCATGCTTCTCGCTGTATCTACCGGCCCACCATCTCTCGATGATGTTCAGGACCATGTTCTCGATGCTGCCGCTCATAGTGCTGGTGCCGTTCCATTCGCAACTGCTAGGGCCTCTGTCGAGGACGCCCCGGTGCTCGTGGTGGCGGAGCGCCCGTTGACAGTTGCCAGCGCCGTGATGTGAGTGCGGTGCCCCGTCATCCCGATCTCATGTTCCACCGTGTCGATGTCGTACGTCTGATCCCAGTAGTTCGTACCGTTGAGCTGGAGGCCCATGCCAGCGTATACCGTTGGATCACCCACCACGCTCGCCGTGACCTTGATCTCGTGCCTCGCGCGCTCGTTGGCCATGGCAAGTGAGTGCTGGTTCACGTGATCTTGCAGAAGTCCAGGCAGATCATAGTTGTACTGAAGCGGCCCCCCGCGCCCTGGAATATTCGTGTATCCCTGGAACATCTGTTTCTTCTTGGGATGCCACGACTTGACCTGCACGTTGACCGACTTGCCGGCCTGAACGTTCCTGGCGATCCTGAGCTCCATGGCGTCCGACGTTATGTAGCCGGGACCGGGGGGCTGATAATTGATGGTGTATGTACCGGCGGAGTTGGATCCTACGATGTAGTGAAACGTGCCGCTACCGTCCACGTACCAGCGCGCACCGTCGAACTCGGCTAACTTGTGTATGACATATGCGAATGACACGTTGTCCGACAGACGAACATAGTCCTGCTGAAGCTTAAGACCAGCCAGCAGCGTGCCACCTTCCTGAATGCTGCACGGCATGCCGACACGACCAGTCAGATCTTGTACGATCGACGAGGGGGTTTTGTTCAGAAACTTCTCGGCGGTCTTGTTCTGATGCAGCTTGGCGGACTTGTCCCGTCCGGTGAAGTGGATCTCTCGCTTGATGTAGTCGAAGTTGACGAGATCGACCTCGCCGGTGACGAGCGGCGCGGACGTGCCGCGCGTGATCACGGTGATGACCGCGATGTTGTCGCCGAGACCAGCAAACGCAGACTCCGCTCCAGGATAGCTGAGCGGCAGGGCACCACTGAACGACGATGAGCGACGAGTCGCATTCTGTGAGACGCGGCCACGCTCCAGCGGGAACTGCTGGCCATCGACCGATATGAAGGCGAAGTGTGATCCGACACCAGAGTTGACCGCCATCTCACAGTCCCAATATTCCTGTCTGAGTTCCGGTCGGAAACACTGGAGGAATGAGAACTTCCTGGTTTCCAAAGATCCACGGGTCCGTCAGATTGTTCAATTCAGCAATGGCGACCCACTGCAACGGATCACCGTTGTTAAGCATCGCCACGTGGAACAACGTAGTGTTTGATACGCGATCGATGGCCGCTGGCACCGTGGCTGCGATATACTCGGTCATAGTTGATCCAGGTTGATGGAGACGCGTCCCACCTTGTAGTTTATGACGTTGATATTGTTCATGTCGAGAGATGTCTGATAGATCTGCAACACCTCTGGTATCATGGCTGCTGGATCAGGACTGACAACATAGTTGTCGAGTATCGACGGTGCTAGAAGTGCGGCGCTGGAGTCGTTTACTAGCTGCTCGGCGTTGAGCTGCAACGCCGTGATCGTGGCGTAGGACGCGTTGGTCAGCGGCGCCGCAGCCGCGATCTGAGATCGTAGCGCGGTGACCTCCGATGAGATATTTGCTGGCACGGTCATACTGGTGCTGTCCCACTCGCTAGAGCGATGGCCTCAGGTGACGCCGCTGCGCTCGCAGCGTCTGACATGTCACCACTGACCAGTGTGTCCATGCTGCTGGTGACGCCGGTGGTGGCACCGTTGGACGGGTTCTGATAGACAGCGCAGGAGATGGTGTATGCGACCCACACCGGATATCGTCGTATTTCGAACGTGAATGTTTCTATCACGACGCTGCGAAACTGTCCAGCGAACGTGAGTGGAAGTACCTGCCCGCTGGCGCGCATGCCATCGAGCAGTAGGGCATTCGTCAGAGAGGAGTTCCCAAAGAACTCACCGCTCCAGCTTATGTTGTCCTCGTCCGGCCCGAGAGTGTCGATGGTGCGGGCGCCGCCCGGCAGCTTGTGAATTACCATCTGCTGCTTTCCACCTGCCCTCATTCGGTCGGGGGTGGAGTAGCCGTCGAATTGGAAACCTGCGAGAGTGAGAATGTCGCTGGGCATCAGGTCCTCACTCGATTATCGTGCGGCTCTACGTACATCTGGGACGCGTCGCCGGCTGGTGCGCCGTTGGCGAACGTGTACATGTCCTGGAGCAGAGTGCTCATGGTCTGCGCCAGCGTCTGGCCGTCCACGTTGAGCGACAGTGATATGGGCGTGGGCTTGATCACCTTCTCGGGACCGGACAGGAAGCTCTGGTTCTGCAGTTTTGGAAGAGCAGACGCACCGCTCCACGGCATCCAATCGTGAAGATGTTCCATCCAGTTCGGCTTGAATGTCTTGTCTTCCTGAGTGCGATGCTTTCCTTCAAACCAGCCCAGCGCCGCAGAGAGAGCCTTGACGCCCGCAATAGCGGGAGGCAGTATTCTGCCGCCCAACTCTATCAGTGCGACATTGAATTCTTGCATAGTGGTGCGCGCCACCATCTTGGAGGTACCCATCGTGTCATCCAAGATGGTGTTGTATCGGTTTATATTTCCTGGATCGTTCATACCAGTGCGCAGTTGATGGTATCGCTCGATAGCCATTGGACTACCCAGCACCGCGAATGCTCCACCGCCGCGCTCTCCGAACAAATCTTTTTCATAGGACAGCCGCCGTTCTGGGGGCAGCGCCGCCGCTATCGGTCCAGCTATCTCCAGCGCCTTCGCCATGTCTGGCTTGCCATCAGTAAACCAAGTCGGCTTGCCGTTTTCATCCAGCAAGCCAAGCCCCGTGAGCATCGCATTGTGCGCTTTGTTGCCCTTCATTAACCGCTCACCCAAGCTGCGCGTCCAGGTGCCGGCCTTGCTTTGAGTGACGCCAGAAGTTGACAGCACGGTGCTGAGAAGCATTATGTCTTGGGGACTAAAGCCGCCAGCCTTCAGCATCGGAATGGCGTAACTGTAGGTCTTCTCCATAGAGCCCAGCGTTGCCGGGTTGGCGGTGGAGAGATAGGCAAACACTCGATACAGCTTCTCCATCTCAGCGGGATCGTAGGTCTGCAGCATGTGTGTCATGCCGAGAATAGATTTTACCGACTCGTCCAGCGTAGTGCCCTTCGACAGCGACTCGGTTAGGGCCGCTCGCAGCAGTCTCGGCGCCTCCTTGACGACATCAAAGTTGGGGGTGTCCCTCATGATCCGCGCAATGTCCGTGACTGCCTTGCCAACTTCAGGCAGTCCCAGACCAGTGCTCTTCATCGTATCTTCGATGAGTTTCTGAGATTGATTGTTGTTCGACGTGTTGTCTGCTCGTCCGAGATGATAGTTCAACCAATGTACGTCGGTCTCCATGTTGGCGGCTTCAAAGAGACTAAGTCCGGCCAGAGCGGCAATCCCCAGTGTCGTGTTGCTTCCGTGTAGATGAGCGCCGCCGCCAAGTGGCACAGGAGACAGATTGACTCCGGTCGAACGCCGACCCGGCCAGTGTCCGGCAGCGCCGCCGCCTGCTGCCGCTGCAACGCCGGACGTTGCTGCGGTCGCCGCGCCGGACGCTGCTGCGGCAGTGCGCGCGGCAGCAGCCGCTGAGGCCGCCGACTCGTTCATCACGCGAGCTGCTGCCACGCTGCTCTCGGCCGCTCTGGTCCAAGCGCCAGCCAGACCACTAGTCTCGGTGATGGCTGCGCTTATGCCTGGAGCGACTGCGGCACCGAACCCAGCCATCTCATCGCGAGCGACCTTGACCGCATCGGTCACTTCGCGAATGGTTGCCAGAATTTTCCGAAGCGGAGCTGTCGCCTCATCGACGATACGAAAGACCGCGCCGACCTCGAAACCTGCGATCACAACTTACCTCCCAGCAGTGAGACTGCTATCTCGCCGAGAACGTCGGCGGCGTAGGGCAGCGAGTTTTTAAGGGCCGGCTCGCACACCGGCCGAGGCGGAATGCGCGAGGTACCTATCTCCTGATAGAGCGCGATCTTGCTTGGCGAGCCGACGGTGACGGCCAACTCCGCCGGCTCGAGCTCGTGGCGGTAGCTCCCGGCCATCTCGCCGGTCCGCAGCAGCGGCGACGGCACCGGCCAACCATCGCGCTCCTTGCCTAGGATCGTGGACTCGGCGAGCGGCGCCCAGCCGGGCTGATAGGTGCCGGGATACGAGGCCGCCAGCGTCGCCGCCAGCGTGCCGATCTTGTCGAGCCCGACTTCCAGCCGGGGGCGAACCATGTCCAGAGAGGCGGTGAGCACTCGCTCGAACTCCTGAAGTGTCATCATCGACGTTCAATCCACTTCATCGTTTTCCAGTCGAACTCGCCGCCCTCGTTCTCACCACGCGCTATGAACCACGCAAGAACAAAGTCGTCGTCCGCGTCGAAGGCCACGTCGAAGGGTAGCGATCCACCGCATGCTGCGACCCGAATTTTGAAATCGGGCCGCTGACTTAGTTTTTTGCGATGTCGGTCCCACCATCAGCCGCCTTCACGTGCAGTTGTCTCAAACCTTCGCCCGCCGCCCTGATGCCCTCGAAATCCAATAATTGCATGGCAAACTCGACATCACGCTCGCTGCTCGGCATCGCAAGATCAGTCGTGTCGATCCTGCGAACGGAGGCAGCAGTGACTGCAAGATCCATCAGTGTCTGGTTACTGGCAGACTCTCCCATCGCTCGTGTGAGTTGGTAGTAATTGAGGGCGGTGAGTTTTTGCACCTTGATGACCCGGCCGCGCGCGTCCGTGATCAGTACGGTGGTCAGAGCGGCGGTGACGGTGGCGGCAACTGTGGTATCAGTCATGTGTCTTGTCCTACTGTTGATGGCGCGCGGAAGTTCATACTCCCGGCTCTTCTTCGGTCTTGGTGGCCTCCGGCTGCGGAGTCGGTGTGGCGGCCTTCTGCTGCGACTCGAAGGTCTGCGCTCTGTTGTAGAGCTGCTGCCAGTGTTGCTCCTGCGCCGGCTCGGCGCTGCCCGGCGAGAAGAACGACTCTCCGTTGATCTTGGCGTGTCGATGAAATCGTCCGCTGGAGGCCTCCCCCTCCGCCATGCCACCGGACGAGTTGTCCGTGGCATAGTTGGAGATGTTCGACTGCCCCTTGCCGCCGGTGCCGAGTGCGGAGCCGAGGTTCTGCTCGAACATGTGACGCTTGCTGTCCGGGAAGCTGCTCGCCCAGCCGGCATAGTAGCCTCCCTCGTCCACGCCGGAGCTGCGGTGGCGTCGCACCTGCGCCTCCAGCGTCGTGCCGCGCACCGTGGCGCGGTTCATCATGGTCTCGATGACTGCCAGATTGGCGCGCGGATCCTGGTTCTCTCCGAGCGAGATGTGAGCCATCTTCTCCTTGAGCCAAGGTTTCTGCGCCAGCTCGCTGCGGAACCGCTCGCGATCGAACGGATTGCCCTTGGAGCTGGTCGGAATGTCGCCGGTGATGTGATCCGACGTGTAGCGGTCGCCGCCGTGGTCGTCGTGACTGTGATGCGAGTGACTGTGAGGTCCCTCGCCGTGTCCGCCGCGACCCATCTCGGAATAATTTTCGCGGTCGTTGGCCATAGCGTAGATATTGGCGTACAGGTCGGGCGAAAACTTGTCTGGCTGAGTCCCCTCCGCGAAGGTTACAACACCAACTTGTCTTCCATCAATCGTTACGACCCCGACCTGCACGCTATCCTCTCTATGTCTTCCAACTGTTTAGGAGATCTGCACCTTGTCCGAGGCCATTCCATCGAGTTTCAGGGTCACCACTTTCTCGCGACTGATGTCGCCGTGGTCTGTCAGAAAGACCACGAAGTTGGTGTACTGATACCGACGGACACTGCCGTCCGGGTTGATGATGGACTCGTTCAGGAAGCCTGGCGATAGCACGTTGCCCGCGTTGAACTGCTGACTGAGTGTCACCATGAGGTCCTCCAGCGTCGACCCGATGCGAGTGACGGTGAAGTCGATCTTGAAGCCGTCCGGCACGTAGCCGAAGCGAGGCACCTGATTGTACGGCCTAGAGGAAATGTCGTGTTTCTGGGCCGTGATGCGAACATTCTGAACGTCGCCGATGTTGATCAGCTGCCCCGAGGAACCCTCGAAGTAGCTGATCGAATAATCGACACCGACGTTCATACCATTGATGGGCATTTCTGTATCTCCTTATGAGTCGATGCGAACTAGATGACCGAGGTGTTCGCCAAACCGGCGAACTGCGTCGGGCTGGGCGGCGTGTTCTGCACGCTGACTGTCACGTTGCCTCCGCCCTGGAACTTGATCACGAAGTAGCGGATCACGTTCAGGTAGCGAACCTGCCAATACAGGAACAGATAACCGCGAGCCTGCAAGTCTGACGGATTGTTGGTGAGGTCACAGACCACCGACCAAGGCTTGTCGATCATGCCCTGTCCGTTGATACCGAGACCGACCTGCGGCGACGCGAGCTGACCCGATAAACCGTCGAACAGGGACTTCGCATTGGCGCGAGTCTGGTCGTTCGGCTGGATCGACTGAAGCTGACCGATAAAGCTTCCCGCCGCCTTGCTCTGCGCAGCGCGGATGAGGAAGTTGGTCAAGCGCGTGTACTCGAGCCCCTGCGCCGCCGTGTTGCTGGACGCGTTGCGACCAGTGGCGAAGCTGAAGTAGTATCCCCCCGGCGAGCTCGGGGGTGACAGGATGGTGTCGATGCCGCCCGTGTTGATGAGCGATAGCTCCGTGTCCGAGTAGGTCTGGCCCTGCTGCGATCGCTGCGTGGCCGACACACCCTGAAGCGGCTTGTTCAGCGGAGACTGCTGCGGCGAGAGGTTGCCGCAGATGCCGATGCCGAACGCCGACGGGTTGATCAGGCGCGACACTCCGTTGAAGGAGTCGTAGAACGTCGGCCAGTCGCCGAGGATGAACCAGAACCAAGGCGTGTCGATGCCCGCATTGATGCGGGTCTGGAGCGCGTTGGCGATAGTGTCGCCGGACGGCGACGCGAACACTGGCGTCATGTTCTCGCCGATGGCGAACGAGGAGATAGCGGCGTAGTCCGCGATGGTGGAGAGGTCGCAGAGGGTGAAGCAGTCCACGTTGCTGTTGCGCAGTGCGTACATGCCCTTGCGCGGCACGACGTCCTGGCCCATCAGCACCGCGTCGGTCACGCCGCTGGCGCCGTCCGTGCCACCCGACAGAGTGACTGGAGTGGACAGCAGCGGAATGGCGACACCGGCGCCCGCCGTGGCGATGACGACCTGCGAGGGACCACGCGATTGGTTGCCGGCGTTGATAACGGTGGCGAGATTGACCCAGAACGTGTTTCCGGTGCCGACACCTCCGGTGAAAGTGCCGCCGGAGATGGCGATGACAGTGGACGACTTGGCCAGAGTGAGCGCGTTGCCAGCAGCGCCGACAACCTGATTGAAGTTGGCGGTGAGCGTGACCACCTGACCGGACACCGACTGATTGACCTTGATCAGGTTGGGGTCGGTGGAGTTGGTCAGCAACGTGATCAGATTGGCCAACGTCGCGGCCAGCGAACCACCGATATTGACTTGGTTGCCAGTGGCGCCGCTCGTGACGAACGTGATGGCAGTGCCAGCGATAGTTAGCGTATCGCTGTTGGCCGGGTTGGCCGAGAACGTGGCGGTGGCAGTCGCGGGAGTGGCCGCCGGAACGTTGTTGTACTGCTCTGGCGTCAGTCCAGGGAACGCCACGACCGCCATGTAGGAATTCGCGGCGGTGCCGTTCTGAATGCTGAACGTGATCTTGTTGCCCAGAACGCCGGAGTACTTGCCAGTGATCTGTACGCCGAAGGCCCCTGACGCGGCGCCGCCAGTCAGAGTCGCACCGGACAGAGTGATAGCGGTGGAGGTCTTCGCGATGGTCAGCGAGTTGCCGCCGACGCCGGGCGTGACAGCGGTGAGGTTCAGGACGAACCCGACCAGACTATACGCGAACTTGACGAGCTGTGTATCGGCACTGTTCTGCAACATGTTGATCAAGTTGACCAGCGTTGCCGGCAGATTGTTGCCGATATTGACCTGCGTGCCGGTGGCGCCGCTGGCCACGAAGCTGACTACGGTGCCGTTCAGCGTCAGGGAGTCGGCCACCGCCGGATTGGCCGAGAACGTGGCCGTGCCTGTCGCGCTCGCCGCGCCGCCCTGGATCTGGGCGGAGGCAGCGGTGTCGGTGCCGTCCGAGACGCGAACGCACAGAAACCCGATGCTGCCACCGACCTGCGTGGCCGCCGCGACATACGATGCGATGTCACCGGATCGGATCTGCGGCGTGCCGATGGAGATGGCGCAGTCGGATGACTTACTAACCGGGATCAGGGCGTTCAGCGGACCCCACGACCCGACGCCGACGAGTCCCTCGATATTGGTGGGAGTGCCAGCGAGAAAAGGAGTGGGGAGAATGATGTCGCCGTAGACTCCCGGAACTGTCAGTGACGCCAGATTTTGCTGGCCGTCGAGGAAAGTTGGCATTGTTCAGGTTCCTTGTGTAAGTGGAGACTTACTGCGGAGCGGCGACACGAACGAAGTGATGGTCGCGATCCTTGGTCAGCGCGTCGACCTGATCCTTATCAGTGACGAGCTGCCCCTTGGTGAAGTCACCGAGGGTCGGATGGGTGAAAGGATGGACACAGACTAGGTGAAACATGGCGGTCTCCTCTAAGTTATTGCTGGAACTGTGTTGCTGTTGATGAAATTCGCGATCGAGACGTTGGCCGAGGTGATCACGTAGCCCGGGAACTCCCAGACGGTGGCGTACTCCACGTCGTATATCAGGTCGCGTCGGTATATGGTGGCGACCTGCTTCTCGTCCGACACGTTCGTTCGGTTGTAGCACACGATGGCCTGACTGGTGTCCGGCATCGAGACGCGGATCTGCTGCTTCAGCACGTTGTCGATGGTCTTGGCGACCAGCGTCCGCAGCGCCTGCGTCGGCGCCCAGACCGAGATCATGATGGACTGCTTCTCGCGATGCGTGACCTTGCCCAGAGTACCGACTGCGCCCTGCCGCACTGTCAGCGCGAACCCGAACGGTATCGTCAGCGTCGTGGCGGTGCTGCTCGCGCCGGGATACTGAGCCTGAGCATCTGTCGCGAGCGCCGCTAGAATGGCGGCGGTGTTGGCGCCGCTGCGCGAGTACACGTTCTCGCGGTCGGCGATGATAGTTAGGTACTCCCCAGATGTCGGCTGTCCGGTCACCGTGATCACGTCGCCGGCTATCGCGAATGCCATGCCGTAGGACGGAGGCACGATGACGAACGTGTCGTCCTGTATCTGGTGCTGACTCGGCGTGGACCCGAGCATCGGGAATATCGAGACGTTCACGACCGAGCCGCCGGGACGCGTGACTGGCACCGACGGCACTGTGGCGGACATCATCTGCCCCGCCATGTCGAGGTCTAGCTCGGCCGCGACCGGCCATCCCTCGTACAGTCGAATGTCGCACGCTGCGATGGACGGCTGCGACGTGCCGCTGGGATAGACGGCGCTGGTGGCGGACGCCAGCAGAAACGCCGTGACGTCACTGATGTCAGCCACCTAGATCACCGCGCAGGTCAGCGTTACGGTCTCGACCAGAATGTCTCCTGCGGCGGTCATCACTGTGTTGGTGAGAACGTATATATTGTTCGGTGTTCCGGTGGAAAGCCACACCTCCGTCATGTTTGTCGTGTGTCCGGTGTTCGACATGGTGAGGGATGGATCAGAGCTGGACCACGTGGACGACACAATCGTGTCGCTGCCGAGCCTGGGACCCCAGAGTATCTGGTAGTTCTTCAGCTCGGTGGGTCCAAGTGGAGGCCATGTCAGCATCTCGTCCTCACGTGTCTGGGTTCGCGTCGGCGGTCAGTGGCACAATCGTGTCTGCAGCTCTCTCCTCAGCAAGTGTCTGCGTCAGGGTGAGAACCTGTTTCGTGGATACTGAGTTTGGAGGCACAGAGGCGACTACACTCCTGTTGAAGAACTTTGTCATCGCGAAGCGTGGACTCGCCTGATAGATGCGTGTCGACGCGCGCGCGGACACTTTCGCGATTGCACTGCCCGCCACCGACAAAAACGGCAGCACCGCCACGATGCTGGCGCCGGCCTGCCCCGCCGCTCTCGAGGCCGCCGCAAGCCGCACCACCAAGGCGCCAAATGACGCCCTGGAGGTCGCAGCGGCCCTTGAAGCACCACTTAAGACCGCTTTTGCCAGCAGCCCGGCCTTCCCCCGTCCGCCAGCGCGTCCGCTGGAGGCCAAGGCCGCAAACCACCCCCCGCCCGCCCGGCTCACCACGGAGGCCCTGGAGGCCGCCAGCAGTGCCATCACAGCCACTAGCCGGGGGGCCGCCCTGAGCGATGCAGCAGCGCGTCCCGCGAGTGGGGTCGTGCCGGCCACGCCGCCGCGCAGAAAGATGCGCACGGCGCCCGCCGCGAGCAGTGCGACAGCGCCGGGCTGAACCATCTTGGCGAACACCGCCGCGCGGGACGCGCCGGAGAGAGAAGCGCGACCCGCAGCGACAGCGCCCGCCCGCGCCGCCGCGAGCGAGCTCGAGAGCAGGCGAACCGACAAAAGGGCCGAGGAGACGCGTCCCGTCGCCGTCGCGACCGACTGCGTTTGCATCACAGCCCTGAACACGCCTCCGGCCGCTGCTCTGCTCGTAGCCAGAGCGCGACCAAATAGAAACACCGACGGCAGCACGGCGCCGCGAGCGAACGTTTTGACGAAGCCAGACGCGCCGGTGAGCGCGAGCGCGCCGGTTATCGTGTCCTTGCCGAATGTCGCGGCGCGCGACACTGCCGCCAGCGCCACTCGCCCCGACTCTGTCGCGCGTCCGTACGCCTGACCTATGGTGCGCGCGGCGAGATTGCCAGTCCACGTGCCACCAGCGCGCGACGCGGAGGTCGACTCGGCGGAGCTGCTCAGCGGTGCCCTGCCGGAGAAGCCGCTCCTGGCGAGCGTCGCGCCGAGAGCACTGGCCAGAAGTGCGATCGTCGACGGCGCTGCGATGCTCGCCGGTGGCAGCATCGGTCGAAAGGTCGGTCCGGTGCGACGCGCACGCGCGAACAGGAGTGTCGCGATCAGGGACACGCCCGGCGTATAAGAAATGCGAATGATGCCCGCGCCGCCTGCGGCGAACTGCGTGTCGGCAAAACCGGCCGAACCAGCGCCGCCGCCGCCGTACAGACCACCGGCGCCGGGAACGCCTCCGGTTCCCGAGCCGCCAGCGGCACCGGGTCCGGCGCCGCCGCCGCCCGCTCCGTGCGAGAGGTCCCAATCGGTGCCGGGACCACCGGCGCCACCGGCAAACGAACTTCCGGTCGAGGAAAAAGCGCCGCCACCACCGCCACCGCCGACCGTGCCGACTGATCCATTGGCCGCCGTGCCGCCAGCGCCGCCGCCGGAACCGGCCGCGTTGTTACCGCCAGCGCCGCCGATCGTTGCAGAATTGCTGCCCGCCGCTCCGATCGTCCCGCTGCCGCCGCCACCAGCACCGCCGCCGCCGCCGCCACCACCGGCCGCGCTATTGGCGCCCGCGCCGCCGTTGCCCTGCGGCCCCGCCGCGCCGCCGCCGCTGTTGCCGCCCGACTGCTGATTGGACCAAGTCGCCGCAGCGCCGCCAGTGTGCAGCGTCGAGCCGTTGACGCCCGCGCCGCCCGCGCCGCCCGAACCACCGGATGCAGGGCCAGCGCCACCTGTCGCGCTGACCGACGAGTTGCCGAGCGTGACGGCGGTGCCGTTGAACCACGTCGCGCCGCCCGCGCTCGCTGTGGCCGTCGCGCCGGCGCCGACCGCGTAGGCGACCGGAAACGTGACTGTGAGCGCCGTTGTCTTCGCGTAGCCGCCGCCAGAACCGCCGCCGCCCTGCGCTTGCGGGTTGGCATTCGACTCCTGACCAGAGCCGCCGCCGCCGATGACCTCGACCGTGTCGAGCAGACCGCCGTTAGTGTCGCCGGGATTAGCCCAAGACGTTCCGGATAGTAGATAGACGATCGTTGACATCAGGCGACCGACGGACGAGTAAACCCGCCGTTCGCGTAGACATCGCCGACCACGGCGTCGGCATTATTGACGAGCAGTTTGCCCGGCAGACTATCGATGCTGTCGTCGGCGCGAATGACATTCTCGACCACGCCGGTCGCGAGATCGATCACGGCGCAGTGCGCGCTGGGATCGTCGTGTTGGACCGCATTGACACCGTGCAGGGCCACGATGGCTGCGTTGATCGCTCCGTGAAAGCGATCGTGGCCGGCGTGGTGATGTTCGAGGTCGATCATGACCATGCCCTCGCCCGGAAGCAGCCATCCCGGATGGTTCAGCTCTGCATCGTCGCGAAGCGCGTGACCAGCCGCGTCACTCGGATCAACCAAATAGATGTGACGACGGATATGCTTCTTGCCTAGTGAGTAGACGACTCCCATCTTGGTGACCGGCATGATATTCCACCTTAGTTCATCGCCTCGAACATGTACTCGTGAACCTGCATGGTCTCGGCAGTCGAACCCGATCGCTTGTACTGCACGCTGATGACGTTCGCCACCGTGAGATCGACGGTAACAGCGGCGGGAGCCGAGGCCGGAACCATGACTGGTTGCAACGTGGACGCGATGACACCGACGTTGGCGTTCAGCATTCCGGTGCAGAACAGACTGCCGGACGAGCCCATCGCGCGACAGCGAATGAACAGGTCGAGCTCCCAAGACAAGCTGGTCTGACTCGCCGTCAACGCCACCGCCGCCGACGAGGCGATGATGGTGCCATTCGCGTCGGCGCCACTGCCCCAATAGACATCCAGCGTGCCGTTTCCGGGTGTCGCGCCAGTCGTGATGCGCCCGAATACGCGAATTCGAACGTTCTTGCCGACCCATCCGAAGTAGTTCGATCCCAGGATGGGCAGGTTCGCGATCGGCAGCAGTGCCTTGTCGGTGGTCGACAGGGTGACCGCGGCCACGTCCGCCGCGAGAAACGGCGCGCGGCTGTCTACGTAGAATTGACCGTCCATGGAGTGCTCCTCACGCCGCCGTCAGGGTGATTGTGTTTGCCGCGAACGAGGCGGTGACACCGGATGGAATGGACTGCTCGGTCACCTGACGGATCATGCCGTTGCCGGTGGCCGACGTGTTGACTCCGGTGACGTCAAGTGTGTCGGTAGCAACACCGGCCGCCGTGAGAATGCCGGTGAAGTTGCCAGCCGAGAACGTCGGAGCGGTGCCGCCGAACTCCGTCGAGAACACGAAGAAGCCGCCGTTCGCGATGCCGTGCGCGTGCGCCGTGATGACGCCGGGCGAGGCAGAGGAGACCGTGGCCGGCATCCACTGGAAGGCGCCCATGTAGTCCCACATGAGGAGATTGCCGGCGGTGACCGCGTCGTACAGACCGAACGCGACCACGGTTCCCCACGACGCGGTGGCGGCCGGAAACGTGATAGCGGCGGCGTTGAGCGTACTCGCGGGTCCGGTGCCGCTGGCCTGCGGCCACGCGCTGAACGTCAGGTTGTCCGTTCCGCCGCTGTTCGCGTGCGCGGCGTTCGCGTTCAGCACGAGCGCGGTGCCGGAGTAGCTCAGCACCGTGCCGAGGAAGAAACCGACGGTGGTGTCGAACACCGACATGCCGGGCTGGACCCATCCCGGATTGCTGACACCCATCGTGATGTTCGGTGTCGCCGTGGTCCAGGTGCCTCCGGCCGCGAGGTTGCCGGCCACCTGAACGCGAGCGTACGATCCGCCGCTGACCTCGGTGAAGCCGGTGCCGGCGTCGGTACCGACCGCAGTGAACAGCGCGAGCCAGACCGACGGCAGAGCCGGCTCCGGGTCCTGTCCGGTCAGCCAGTCGAGTAAATTGAAAGCAGAGTAGTTGGTGAGACCGGTCATTCCCTATCTCCTGGAGTGTGGTTCACGCCTCTAGGCGCACTGAGTAGAGCTGATATCCAAAGGTCGTCCAGAACGCGGCGCCGACCTGATAGCGATAGTTCTCGTCGTCCGTGATGACGTCCCTGTCGCGTATGCCGTACTGCGGGACTGCCGAGCCAGGAATGAATATCTGCCAGATCGGCTTGTCGATGATGTCTGCCGGCAGGTTCGTGTTCTTGGTGCGCCCGGCGGACTTGCTCTGAATGTCGGCCGGAATTCCCGAGTATAGTGTCGCATAACCATTACTCGACGAGTCGAGTTGAGCACCGGAGTACCCGACATTCCCGATCTGATCATCGGCGGCGCCGGCCACCGTGTTGAGACGAGTGATCGTGACGACGCGTTGATATGTTTCAGTGATCCACGGCGCTTGGTTCGCTGTGATCTCCCACGGTGCAGTCATGGATTTGGAGTTCCGTTTCCTGCGAAAGTCTCGAGCGTTTCGTTGGCGCCGGCAGGCTCAGGCAGATAGTTGTCGTCCATACCGACGGTGAACTGCGGCTGCATTCGATCGGAGTTGACCTCCTGGAGCAGAACGTCGCTGGCGCTGATGCCCCCTGCGTAGACCACCGCAGTTAGAATGCCGGCCTTCTCCTCGAACTGAGCAGCCTTGGTGTTGTACGCCTTGGCCATCTGCGAGAACGAGAACTTGGACTGACCGGACTGCTGATCCACCGAGCGAGAGAACTTGGACGCCATCGCGCGACATGCGTCGGCGGCGGCACCGTACAGTGTTCCGCGGTTCGTGACGAAGTAGTTGATCTCCTCGTCCTGTAGCTGCGGATCAGACGACAGCACGTCCCCGATGAGGAGACGCACCGTGTCCTTTGCCTGCTTGCCCAGAAGATTTGGAAAGTATGACCACGTCATTGCAGTGTGATCCCAGTTCCAATTGCGTCAACGCGAAGCACGGTTCCGCCGGCGTAGGTTCCGACGGTGACCCACTTGACGCGCAGCAGATTACCGATGACTCCGTCCTTCGCGGTGTTGGCCGCTATGGAGCCGTCCGTCGGCGTGTACTCGGTGGTGACAGGGGTCAGCGACGACAGATTGTACGTGAACCGAGCCGACGCCAGCAGGAAGTGGAAGTTGGCGACGTCGATCCAGGTAGTTCCGCCGTCCAGGGATGTCTGCACGTAGGCATCGGCACTCGTGCCTCCGCTGCCGTAGGTGAAAGTTCCCTGGAGCTGAATATTCAGTCCGGCCACCCCCGGCCCGCTCCTGAGCTGGAACACCTGAGCGGGGGTGAGCGCGACTGCGTTGGTGACAGTGACGTTGAGTAGCGCCGCCGCGTCCGCCGGGACGCACAGTCCCAGCGTTAGCATGAGCGCGATTAGAAGCTGGCGCATGGCTGATGTTCCTCTCGTTGCTAGATACTACGCGCTCAGCAGCATGTGCCACGCGCCGACGAGCGTGGTGTAGAAGGTCGCGGTCTTGCCGGCCGGCACCGCGACAGCGGCATTCGCGCCACCGCCGTTGATGGTTGAGCCGGAGTCCGGGAACACGTTCATGCTGGCGGCGCCGGCGTTGATGACCGTGATCTCCGCGCCCGCGATGGCGAGCTTCGGCAGAATGCTGCTGTCCGCGATGGTGGCGACGGTGGTGAACCGATTGACCATGGCGGTGATGGGAGTGGCCGAGCCCTGCCCGCCGCCCGCGTGCGCGGTGAGTCCCTCCGACACCGAGCCGAAGAACTGCCCGCCGACGGACATCTGGATGATGGCGGCGCTGATCTTGCCCTTGAAACGCTGCATGAAGCCTGTAGCCATGACGTATGCTCCTTATCCGTTTGTGATTGGTTTTAATTCTGTGGACTTGGACTTCTACTGTTCGCCTCGCACCAGCTTGGTGGCCTCCTCCCGCGACAGGGGCTCGGTGTTCAGCATTCGGCCCTCGATCACGTTGTACTTGTTCTTCTCGGTGCTCATCAGGAACCGCTCCACCGGCCCTGCCGGCGCCGCCTTCGGGATGATCTCGAGCTGGTGATTGTCCACCAGCGCGCGGCGGTTCACCAGATTGATCTTCCGAACCTCCTCCGGGGACAGGATCTCGCCGCTCAGGACTCGGCGGTCGCCGATCGTGAAGGTTCGCAGAACTCTGGCACCACCGCCGAGCAAATCCGCAGTCTGTAGCATTGTCTTTCTCCTGTGAGAGTATGAGGAGCAGGACGCTGAGGCACGCCACGACGACGAGCGCCGCGATGCCGGACGTCAGCTCAAGGTTGTTCAGCAACGCCTGTCGAAGGCTCCGTCGCCGCCTCACGGTCGTACTCCCCGCACCAGCCGCTCGACTGAGTTCCGGGGAAGGTGGCCGTGAACACCGGCCGAGGCTGTCCCGGATTTAGAACGGGACCGTTGTCGCCAAAGCCGAGCATGATCGGTGTTGGTGGATATCTTCGACATGCGTTCGTTCCGTGCATGTGAAAGCGGCACGAGCCGCAGGACTCTTGGTTTCCTAACAAGTTTCCCAGATCGAACATCGGATGTATCCTACTGCACTGCGGAAAGGGACGAGGGCGCCGCACCGGGGGTCTGAGCGGCGCCCTCGCTTGTCTAGTCGACTTACTGAACGATGCCGCTCCAGTGAACGGCGAGGTCAGAGCCAACGACCTGCATGTCGAACGCCATCTCGGCCTCCGTGCGCACGGTCTCGAGGCCGAGCCACGGCATCGGGATCTGAGCGACGCGAACGCCCATGGTGTTGATGCCCGTGAGGCCGGCCCACGCGAACGTATAGCCTGCGGTCGGGATCATCAGACCAGGAGCGGGCGCCGCGTGGCAGAGGATAGCGTCCTTGCTCGCAACGAACGAGTAGGTGCCGGCGTTGCCGGTGACGTTGGTGGACTCGGCAGCGGAGTTGTAGACCGCCTTGGACACGATGACGCGCTCGACGTCGAACGCCGCCGCCAGAAGCTCCGGCGTGATCTTCGACGCGTCCGCGCGCGTGGTGTACTTGATGCGGTCGATCACCAGCGGATGCTTGCGCAGCGCCTGATACACCGGGAACGCGATCAACAGGGTGTTGGCCTCGTAGCCGGTGTTCTGGAGAATGAACGTCTGCGCGTTGGCGATGTCCGTGAAGGGATCGCCGTTCGCGTCGTCGTTCCAGAATGACGGAGTGGTGCCGCCCGGAGCGCCATTCGCGGTGCCCGTGCAGTCCTCGGACCACACGCCGTTCACCATGAACTTCTGCATGAAGAACCGATCCCTGCGGATCAGCATCTTCTGCATGACGTACTTGGTGGTGGCGACGTCCATGTTGACCGCCGGATCGGCGTTGCGCCGGGTCTGGCCGCCGAGGTCCTTGTGATAGGCCCAGACGTCGGCGGAGTACGAACCGTTGGAGTTCAGCTCGAACCCGCCGCCTGCGGACTCGACGCCGTCAGCACGGCGAGTTGCCTCGTCGCGCAGAAAGTCGTCCTTCGAGAACTGGAAGAACTTGTCGGCCTGGAACTCGACGGGGACACAGGGAAACACCTGCTCCGCGACGTAGTTACGCTGGTCCTGGAGGTACGCGGTGGCGATCTGAGTGAGCGCCGCCTGTACGTGGACCTGCATGAGTGTCGGCTGTGGCATTGGATTTATCTCCTTTCAATGCCGGGTTTGAAATCAACAGCAGGAACGAACGGCGCTGTTACGTCACGACCTTGTAGTTCGGATTGTAGATGTTGCCACTGAAGACTTGGTTCGCAGCGGCGACGGTCTCGAGTGCCTGACCGACCTTGAAGTTGCCGGATCCGGCGGCCCACGTGACGAACCGACCGGAGGCGTCGATCATGAGCTCGGCGCCAGCGGCGATGGCGGCACCGGCCACCATCTTGCTGACTCCGTTCAGGCCGACGTCGGCCGCCTCGTTGAGCGCGGCGGGCTGGTTCTGCAGTACGCCGTACATCTGGCCACCGGCAGAGGTCTGCACGCCGATCTGGCGCGAGGCGGTGATCACCACCGCGAGGAACTGGCCGGACCCGCCGACGCCCGCGAGGGCGCTTCCCGGGTTGTAGAGGTTCGCGTTGGCGACCATCTGGCCGCCGTCGCGCTGGAGTGGAGAGTCGAGTGCCATGTGAATGGCTCCTTGTGTCTAGGGGTTTCGTGGACTGGAGGAGGCTCAGGCCGCCTGCGGGCGGTTCTTGAGACGCTCCTTCTTGACGAGCTCGGCGTTGGCCGGGTCCGCGTAGATCTTCTCGAACGCCTGCGCCTCGGTCAGGTCCGGCTTCACCTTGCGGAGCTCGGCGGCCTTCGCCATGAGAGCGGCGTAGGCGTCGTCGGGCTGATTGCCGCCCAGCGTGGTTCCGAGCTCGGTGAACACGCCGCCCTTCTTCAGAGCGATGCGGTCCGCCTTGATTATGCCGAGCAGCTTGTCCACGGAGGCACTGTCCCCCCGATAAGCCTTCTGGATCACCTCGGCGTCGGCCTCGACCAGCCCGTGGTCCACGGCCTTCTTCTGAAGAGTGACCAGCTCCTGCGAGCCGTTCAGCACGTCGAGCTGCTTCTTCATGTCGGCGTTGGCGGCCAAGATTGCCTGCACGTACTCGGGGACCGGGGGTGCGGCCTTCTCGATGGCGATCTTGCGATCTGCCTTCGACAGAGCGCGGAACACCTTCTTGGCCTCCTCGGTGGGCAGCGCGTCGTGGTGCGTCTTCTCCGTGGGGTCCATGCCGGCGTTCGCGATCTCCAGATCGTGCTGGATCTTCGCCACCGCCTTGGTGGCCGCCTCGGTTTCGGTCCGCTGCTTCGCGATCGCTGCGGTTACGTCGGCCTCGGTCGCCGTGTCAGCGAGGCCGAGCGCCTTCTTAAGGACGTTGATGTCCATATCGTGCGTTCCTTCTTCGATAACTGCTGGCCCCGCAGTCAGGGTTTTGGAGATGTGGTCGTCGAACTGCTCGAAGGTCTTCGCGAGCGCGGCTCCCTTGTCGGTCACCTTGTCGTCCGCGAGGATGCTGCTGACGGACTCCGCCAGCGCCCCGGTGGCCTTCGTCACGTCCGTAGTGGACGCAGCGCCGCCGCCGAAGATCTTGCTGAAAATGCTTGGCTTCTTGCTCATCGTGGTGTTCCTCTTTGTGAGCATGACTCTGACACCCTCGCCCGCGCCCCGATCAACGCTCGAGACCTCGTCGATGCGGAGGTTCGTGAGAATTCGTACCATGGCTAGTCCTCCAGAGTGGTGACACGAGAGGAGCCGCCGATGCTGAACTCAGGCTTCTCGCCGCGCTTGACCGCAGCCCAGAGCTCGGTGTCGTCCACCTTGAAGCCGACCCACCAGCCGACCAGACCGAGGTCGATGCCGAGTGCCTTCTGCTTCTCCTTGGTGAACACCATGCTCTCGACCATGCGACCGACGCCGACGGTGTCGTGCATGTCGCCCTGCACGCGACTCGACAGCGTGTACTCGTAAGCCGCCTTCTCGAGTTCCTCGGCAGGGATGATGTCTCCCTGCTTGTCCACGATGATGCGTCCGTCCTTCTCGACGACGCTGGCCCACCCGAACATGAGCTGCTGATCCTGGTCGAACTTCTTGATCTCGAGCGGCAGCGACCATCCCTTCGAGGCGTGCACGATATCACCGCTATCGTTCTCTTCGTCGAGACCGACATCAGGATCCTTGACGCTCTCGGCTGCGGTGGTAGCGGCCATCTCGCGTCTCGCCGCGCGCCTCTTTCGCCCCTCGTTGCCGATAGCGGTGCGCGCGTGGACGCCGTTGACACCGGCGTCCTTCCCGAAGATGTCGTCGAAGCTCTGCATGTCAGTGTCCGGTTCCGAATGGGTTGAACAGATAGACCAGAAACGCGAACAGCCCCACCACCGCCAGCGGCACGCCGACGAGTAGTGAGACGTATCCGATGGCGTACACCACGTCGTGCACCGTTATCGCGTGATCCATGTTCATGTCATCGGTCCCGGCATGAAGCACCTGATCCATACGGGCGGATCAGCCCCAATCGTGTAGACCGGCCACACCATTGTGCGACCGAACTTGTTCGGCTCCGTGACCAGAGCCTCGTCCGGCACGTCGACCCAGATCATGTCGGTGGAGTCCGGCTCTCGCGGAATGCGCACGCGATAGTGTCCGTCGTGATTGTCCCAGTCCGCGTCCCGCATCGGGAAGCCGTCGGTCAAGGAGCAGCACAGTCCCTTGCCGGACTTGAGCTGATCGAACCACGCCTTGAGAGGAGAGTCAGCGTACTTGCCGTCCAGGTCCCGCGCCTGCACGGCGCACGCGAACAGGCACGCGAGTGAGAGACCCACGATGCCGTAGATGAGAACGAGCTGGATGAGAAGCGCGAAGGACTTCCTTGCCCTTGACATCAGAACCTCACGCGCTGACCGTTGATCGTGAAGCCCTCCTCGCCGTGCTGTCCGCCCATGGTGGGCAGACGCGGATCGGCCTCGCGAATGGCCGCTAGAAACTCCTTGTCGTTCGGGTCGAACGGCTTGAGCGGCGGTGCCCGAGGCGGCACGTACATGTCGATCTTGGGCGGAGGGATGGTCGGCATGCCGCGCGCCTGAAGCAGGCGATTGTGCGCCGCGCGACGCTCCGGCGACAGCCACGGCCATCGCGCCTCCTCGTACGTCTTGCCGGTGCCCTCGTAGCTCTGCTGCTCCACCTGAACGCGCTCGACGAGAACCGGGATCTCGGTGATCTGGCGACGCTTGCGGCGATTGTGTCTACTGCTCATGGCTCCATCTTCCCTGTCAGTCTGTACTTGATGAATGCGAACACGATGGTGGCGAGATATCCGATAGCTGGGATCAGGAGCGCGAGACCAATCTTACCTCCCAGCTTCCAGTAGTTCTCGATCGAGGCCAGTCGTTGCTTCAGGTCGTCGTTGGTCTTCTGAAACTCCTCTGTCTTCTCCTCGAAGTCCCTCTCCTGCTCGGCGCGCTGCTGCGCCATGTTCCTCTCCATGTCGCCCATCTCGCGCTCCATGTGATCGAGTCTCTTCTGGAGCTCCAGTACGCGAGACGCGGCCTCGCGGGCATCCAGGACGCGGAGCAGTCGACGCTCCATCTCGTCTTCGTCGATGCCAGCCATGTCTATAAATTCCTTTAATTTAACGACGACTGCTGCCATTGACTAGCTCCAGCTTCTCGTGCTCGAGATCACTGTTCTTTGAGACGGTGGCGGCGATACCATCGCTCACCGCGTTGAGGCGCTCCATGTATATCGCCTTGACGCTGTCGCTCGTCTCCTGCTTGATCTGCACCTGCCGATCGATCTGCTCCTTGCGAAGTAGGTCTAGCTGAAGCTTGTTCGTCTGTATCGAGTTGTCGATCAGGCGCTCGGTCAGCTTCTCGTTCTGCGCGATCACGTACTGTCGCGATGCCGGGATCGGACCACCGATCGTGACGTAGCCGGTGGCGCACGCCGTGATGCAGGTGGCCGCTCCTCCAGCGACCTTGAGTATCGTTCCCCAGCCCTCTAGCATCACGATCCTCCGCTCTGTCTCATCTCCTTGATGCGCCGTGCCATCATGCCCTTTAGCATCTTCTTCAGGTTGTCCTTGTCCATGCCGAGCATCTGCACCGGAACGGCCTTGGTCTTTCCGTTCTCCTCCTCGTTCACCTCCGGGAAGCCCGCCGCGTCCCTGAGGAAGGACTCGAGCTCCTCGTCGGGGAACAGCGCCATCCCTGACATCGCGAGATTGTTGATGAACGCGCCGAGGCCGTCCAGGTCCATGCGCTGCGGCATGTCCGGCTGAAACTCCGGCATCAGCTTCAGGTCGAGGCCGTTCAGCTCCCAGATGCGAGGAAGCGCGTATCGGTTCAGCACCGAGGCGATGGACTGGAGCCAGCCCTCGATGGCCGCGTAGAACATGTCGACCTTCATGGTGCCGAGGTTGTTCGTGCCTCGCACCTCGTGCCCCATCTGGATGAAGTCGCAGAGCACAGTCATGAGCATGTCGATCTTGTGACGCGTGATAGTCTTGTCGATGTCGACGCCGCCCTTGCCGCCGCCGGATCCAGGCGTCAGGAGCTGAAAGTCGTACATCTTGACGTTCGACATCGTGCCGTCGGCGTTCTGATAGGTGTTCGACGGAAGCATCGCTCCCATCTGCTCGCCGATGCGCACGTTGGTCACGAGGTTCTTGAGCGCCTGAAGCGTCATGCTGGCCTTGGCGCTGTCCGGCCCGGTGCCGGCCGCCGCGTCCATCAGGGCGTTCGGCACGGTCAGCAGCGGAAAGCCGCTGATGCGCTCGAACAGAACCGCCTCCATCTCCTCCATCCTCTTGACGAAGTAGTACGAGCGATACGCCGTGCGCAGTATGCTTCGTCCCTCCGGGTTGTTCTTGTGCGACTGCGGCCGAAACAGCAGCATCTTCTCGATCGGTATGTCGATGAATGTACCGACCCACGGCTGCTGAGTAAGGCCGCGCACCTGTCCGTTGCCGTCGAAGAACCACTTGAGCACGGTGTCCTGTCCGCGGATGGGAAGCCGGCGCCAGCCGATGCGTCCGTCCGCGAAGTCCGACGTCGGCAGCGCCGGCGTCATGCCCCCCGCCGTGTCGTCGCTGACTTGGGGAGGGCGGGGGCCGCTGCGACGCTTGTACACGATCTCGTGAGCCGCGAAGCCGTAGCCGAGCATCGACAGCGCCTCGGTGACGAAGTCCTCCCAGGTGTGGGACATGTCCATGCGCAGACTGTCGGCGAAGTCGGCCTCCTTCTTCGCGGCGGCGTTGTCACTCGCAGGCTCGACGCGCCACTTAACCTTGCGCATGGCCTGCTGAATGGCGAACAGCATCGAGCCGACAACCGAGGAGTTGTCGATCATCTCCCGGTAGACGGTGATGGCCTGACGACCAACTAGCTGCGGAAGAAACTCCTCTCGCACCCAGCCCGAGTATTGACGAAGACCGTAGGATCCGTAGTCCTCGAACAGCATCTGCGAGTTGAGCTGCGGAGGCAGATAGCCGCCGCTGCCGTCGGTGGTCGGGTTCTGCGCCACTTATCAGTCTTCCCTGTTGATGGGCGTCCGCGCCTGAATGATGTCGGACACGCGCTCGATCACCTGTCTCCAGTCACCCTGCTTCTGCTGACGGACCTGCATCACGTTCGCGTACCAAGGAGACGACTGACGCGAGCCGAACCAGCGCCAGCAGTTGTCCCTCGGCGTCATGACGATGGTGGGAACGCCGAGCGCCCCCGCGAGATGTGCGACAGCGGTGTCCACCGCCACCACCAGATCGAGACACACGATCAGGCGCGCGGTGTCGTAGAAGTCGTGTATCCCCACCTCGTGGTGCCGCATCTGGAACGGAGGTGCGCGGTACGGATACTGAAGACTGTGCCACTCCACGCCGAGCAGCGCCCCGAGCGGCGCGATCAGCGAGAGGTCCCCGATACTCTTCATGGCGGCCAACTGCGCCAGCTCCGGCTGGAGAGGCCTCTCGCCCGCGTGCCAGCAGATGCCGACGCGCGTGATACCATCGACTACTTGCGGACCGTCCTCCATCGGGCGAACGTGGACGTATGGCTGCGGCCGAATGTCGTCGATGATGCCGACGTGAGCCGCTCGCGCCGCGCTCATGATCGACATGGCGTGCGACACCTCGCGCGGTATCGAGTCTCCGTAGGCCACAACACCGTCGATGCCCTGCGTTCCGTGGATCACGAGATCCAGCAGCGGCTTCTTGGCCTCGAGCCAGATCTTCATGCGCGGATACATCGACTTGAGCGCGAAGGCGTACCGCATGAACATGATGTAGTCGCCGTGGCCCTGCTCGCCGTAGATGAGCAGACCACTCGGCAGTGCGTCCGCCATGCCGTTCCACTCCGGCACTCCGAGGTGACGCCGCGCCGCGTTCGGCATCCGGCGACGCCACTCGAGCTCGTCCCATCCCTCGCGAAGGTGACCGGCGCGGAGCAGCGCGTTCGCGAAGCTCGTGTGCATGGTCGGCGTGTCTGGCTCCGCCTCCACCGCGCGCCGCATCAGCGCGATGGCCTCGTCGTCGCGGTCGTCGAGTCTCGCGAGCGACGCTAGGTTGTGCAGCGCGGGAGCGTGACGCGGATCTAGCTGCGTCGCGTGCTCCCAGCATCGCTGCGACTCGTCGAACCGGCCCATCTGCATCCAGGCGACGCCCTCGTCGGCGAGCCAGTTCGCGCTCGGTCCGGCGTGGTCCATCGCGCGATCGAGACACTGCATGGACTCGAACGGCATTCCGATCTTGCCGAACAGAGCGCCGCGCGCCGCCCAAGCCTCGGAGTAGTTGGGACGCAGGATCAGTGCCTCCTGGAGCGCGACGAACGCTCCCTGCACGTTGCCGCGCGCCGCGTGGTTGCTGGCGCTCTCGAAGAACTGCTCGGCGGTGATCTCACTCATGTCCGCCTCCCTGCGCGTCGCCGACGGGGATGGTAAAATTCGTGCCGTCGTGATCGAGCGTGATGCCAGACACGATATTCAGGCCGACGAGCTTCTGCTCGTCCTTCTCGCGCGCATCCATGGCGGCGACGGTCACCATGAGCTCGGCCCGCGCCAACGCCGCCGCGTTTGTCGGCGCCTTGGTCTGACCGAGCCAGTCGATCAAGGCGATTATGTTCCTCAGGTCCTTGGACTGCACTGCACTGCTCCTTTACTGCTGATGAGTTGACTAGCCGGCCTGATCGGTGCCGGGCTCCGACGAGGTCGCGTCGCCACCCGGCTCGTCGCCGGGATACACCGCGTTCGGGTTTTTCGGCGTGTTCACGGTGTCGCTGCGTCCACTCGGATCCTGGTGAAGTCCGCGCTCGAAGGTCTCGGCCGGATGCAGCACGCCATGGATCACTTGCTCGGCCACGTCCTCGGCGGCCTTCGCGGTGTCCTTCAGAGCCTCGAGCTCCCTTCCCTTCTCCGCGTTCCGGATCGCCTCCTCGGCGTTCTGGTCGTCGGCCTTCGGCACGTTATCGTGATATGACTCTGGCATCGATCCCTCCTATGCGTCGAACTGGTTGACTTCCTGGAGCTCGAGACGTCCAGTCTCCGTGTCGAGCTCGTAGTTCTCTCCGTAGCGAAGTGTGCCCTGTATCAGCATCGGTCCGCTCGGCGTGGGAACAGTGAACTGCGCCTGCACGACGCGCTCGCTGCTCCCACGAATGCAGATGATGATCACCGAAACTGTCCCGCAGCCCAGATAATCATGACGCAGACGCAGATCATCGCCACGCAGATGACCCAAGCCTGACCAGTGCTGATGTCCATCATATCGCGTCCCTCGGCTGATAGTCGTACGGCGCGCATCGGTATCCACCGACCGTCCACTGCTCGCCGCGATAGATGGACTTCTCCTTCCATCCGGCGACCTCCTGCGGCACGATCAGGCACAGCGGCGCCTCCTCGCGCGACATGACCTCCTCGTGACAGACCGGTGTGTCCATCAGTCCGATGGAGTGACATACGAGCACGACGGTGGCGAACCTCACTTCAGCAGCACGCTGCGCACCGCGCAGTCCTTTGCCTCGAGCAGCTTGCGCAGCGCCACGGTCCGCTCGCTGTTGCGCGGCAGTGTCTCCACGATGTCGTACGCCAGCAGACAGAACGGCCGCGACACGAGACGCAGATGCTCGGGAAGGTGCGCGTACTGAAAGAACTGAAGCATCGGGTCCGGCATGTCGCTCATGGCTTCTTGCTCCAGCTTCTGTACTTCACGATCACGTACTTCTTCAGACCGGTGATCGGCGTGCGCTGCTGCTCGATCATCGCGGCGTCGGCCAGATCCTCGAGCACGCGCGCCACGTCCGCCTGATCACCGCTGCCGATGGCCATGCGGACCTCCGCTGGACTTCGCCACTCGGTGGTCACGTGCGCCAGCACGCGAGCGCGCGACGGCGAGTTCGGGCTATGACTCACGGCGACGATCCAGTGCCGAGTAGCCGGGTGGTGGATCGCCCTGTATCCACGCCACGATGGGACGCGGCATGTCGCGACGTATCGCGGCGTCCATAAGCATGTCCTCGGACGGACGCGACGCACTGTACTGCACGCGATCAAGGTCCCACGACGTCGGGCCACCGCGCACCTCCGGCGCTATCTGCGACTCGCCTCTGCGAACGCGGATGCCGGCTCGGTCGCGAAGTGTCGCGCGGCGCTGCCAGATGCTGCCGACTGTGCGATGCGGAAGCTTCTCCGTGCACTCGTTGACGTTGGTGCACGTCATCGCGATCTCGTCCTCCTCTGGAGTCCAATTTCTGCGTCGCCTCTGCCCGACACTGCGGTCGTCAGTGACGCGGACCCTCAGGTGAGTGCCGCGCTGCATGATGCTGCCCTGCGAGCGACCGAGGTCGCGACTCATGTCCTGTATTGACACCGAGTTGCGCGACATCTCGCGAAGCCGATTGTCCTCGTGCTCGGTCCACGCCTTGCCGTTTCGTGGATGCGTCTCGCTCGGGTAGTGTCTTGACATGACGTCACCATCCCCTGTATGGCGAACTCGGTTGCGTAGTATGCTGTCCCGGGATGTTGCGGATGCTCCCGGTCACGAACGGAACGACGAACGGAACGTTCACCTCGGTCAGCATCAGGTTGGTGATGGCCCAGACCACCGCGTCCAGTCTGTCCGGCGATGGATCACCGCTGAGCGGCTCCCAGGTGCACATCTGGTCCTCCATCTCGGCGAACGTCTGCGTGTGCTTCACGCGTCCCTGCTCGTACAGCGCGGCCACCGGCTCTGCGCGAGCCTGCTTGGAGCGCGACGCGTGCACGATCTTGACGGGAACGTTCTCGCTGACGGTCTTGATGGTGAACACCACCATCTCGCCGCCCTGATTTCCCTCGGCGACGATGCTGTCGGCCTTGAAGTCCTGGTACGCCTTTACTGCGACCCGACCCCACTCGTCTGGCGTGTAGCGTCCGCTGATATCAGCCAGGACATATCCAAGGCCATCTGCTCCAACTCCTGCCACGACGATGCCCGTGAGGTTGCTGGTCGCCTTGCTTGTAGTTGCCGGATCGACTGCAACCACAATGCGGCGCATGTCAGGTGGCTGCTTGTCGCGAGCATAGCACTTCTCAATCGTCGCACGGGACCAGAGCGCACCCTCCGCCTCCTCTACGATGTCGCCCATCAGCTCCTGTCGTCCGAGGCGCGTCCCCTCGTACTTGGCGATGATGGTCGTGATGAAACTGTCCGCGAGATTTGCGCGGTTGGAGTAGGTACTGGCCCGCGTCACCACGGTGAGAGGCGGATCCAGCTTCGACATTCGCATCAGCTCCCGAACAATCGGGATTGGCCGAGGCGTCGTGGATATCATGGCCTGCGGGTTCACGCCGAGACGCAGACCGAACATCGCCATGTCCCACGCCTCCTGCGCATACTGCCACGCCGCCAGCTCGTCGCACCAGAGTGCGTCGTGCTGCGGGCCGCGAAGTCTGTCAGGCTCCTCCGCGGAGTACAGCGAGGCGATGGCGCCGTTGGCCCACGTGACGCGGCGCTTGCTAGGCTCGTACACGGGACGCCCCATGTGAGCTCCGGCGTTCGTCTGGTCGCCGTCCCACCCGACACTGAGCACACCGCTCCCGCCCTCGATCATGACGTCGCGCACGTCGGCCGCCGTCGGGGCGATCATGCCGATGCGCATGCAGCCGGACTTCACCTTGTTGCGAACCCACTCGGCGCCAGCGCGCGTCTTGCCGGCGCCGCGTCCCGCGAGGAAGAGCCAATACTGCCACGGACCCTCAGGCGGCCTTTGATGCTCTCTCGACTGGAACGACCAGTCGTGGTTCAGTATCTCGCACTGGATCGACGTTAATGAGGAGAGGAACTCGCTCTGGTTCAGGTTTGTTTCGTGCAGAAATTGCGCCAAGGAGGAGACGTCCAAGGGCCTCTCGCTCTGATGTGACGTCGCGGTATCTGTCATTGGTCGTCTCTGCGTTCACTTGCACTGGAAGGAGTCTCGGATAGATGTCATGATAGAACATGTCGAGGCGCTCTTTCGATGACCGAGCCCACTTGGCCATCCCGACGGCGCCGCCGAGCAGATCGAAGACCTCGGTGATGTTGATCTTCGACTCGCGTCCTACCTTGTTGGGAGTACCCGGCTTCCTGCCGCCACCATGCAGCAGCTTCCCGTCCGCTCCGCGAGGAAGATTGGAGTAGAACGTGCCGTTCTTCACTCGAAGCTGCACGGCCTTCGACACGTTCGAGTTCTTTTTCTTCTTCTTGAGGTTCCTTGCCATCGTTAGATCCTCAGGTATTATTCGTAACGACAACAGCCGACGCCGCGAACCCGTTGCCCTTCTCTGTCTTCACGAGCTCGTACGTCACGATCTGGTTCTGCACGAGCCTGAGCAGCGGACGGATTGCGGTGCGATGCACGAACACGTCGATGCTCCCCTCGTCAGGTATGATGAAGCCGTAGCCGCTCTTGTCCGAGAAGAAGCGGACGCGTCCAGTGTGGCGCATTGCGGTCCCGATGAATTGTGATGACTTGACAGAGCTCCGCCAGTAGCGGGGAAATGGCTCCCAGCCCAGAAGGCTCATGTCAGCGACTTGACAGCCGAACTCAGGCGATATCCCGCAGCATCATCTCTTGCTCGACGGGCTGTCCCAGAAGCTGGAAGAGCACGCGAACTCGGGCCGCATCTGTTCGCCCGAGGAAGAGGCCCGCCTGACCGGCGAACATTCCCCGCATCGCAGTAATCTGCTGATGTAGAACGAACCTGCGTGACGACGCTGGCAACTCACCTTCGACCAGAACATAGCCCGACTCGGGGTCCTCCATGACGCGAATGTCGTCGAGGTCCTTGTCGAGAACAGTGGATGGAAGATCCCCGGCACCCATGATCACTCGGCGAACACCGCGAAGCGAGTTGAGATCTCGCCACGCGTCTGTCAGTCTTGCGAACATGTACGTGAGGAAGAGTGGACGGACTGTCCGAACGCCGGCGTGATTGCGCCGCTCTCGATACAGAGGAAGATAGACCTCGTGGCCGAAACGCCTCGCCTGCCGAGCTGCGATAAACTCCTCGCGCCACCCGGTCTCGAGAACCAGCCAAGATTTGGAACGTGCCCGCCTGCCCATGGGTCAAATCATGTAGCGCAAAACCGCACGACGCGCAAGCGGGGGCCGCCGCTGTACCCCAAATCGAAAACGATCCAGGTTGTATTGGGCCTCGCATAGTGCGCACACCTCTGCGCCGCTGCATGAGCGCACGTGAGGGTTATAATCTTATAATCTTATATGTCTGCACGTAAAGGCTTGAAACTAAACAGCTTTCGCATATAAGATTTTCCATAGCATTTTGGCTCCACTATATCACCCCGCCTAGAAACCACTGGCCTTTTGCTGAAAACTGTGGCCCCACCGCCACACGAAAAAGTCCAGCAACGGCGCGACCTCGGACGCATACCGGGCCGCCACAATTTCAAGTTTCACGTGTAACTTCAAAAGCACATGGACCTGCATCAATGGGTTAGGAGTTATACACTTTTTATTTTTGGACCAGTTTTCGGGAAACGACCCCAAAACCGTTGAAATATAATTAGCTATGCGCAGCCTCAGGTTTAGAAAGCACCGCCCAGCACAACCGGCAAAAGCGCGCGACAACTTGCCCTTGCCCGTCAGCGCAAGGTGTGGCACTTATTGCTACTGGTAGCCAGCCGCGTTCCAATTCACATCAGCCACACATACGGGGGAAGCACATGCTTCTGCGACGGTACTTCGCTGCGATTTGCCGCATAGGGGACGACAGACGTGCGAGCACGCTCATCAGAGTCTACTTCCACATGGCAGATGGACCGCCTCTGCTATACGCGATGCGGGACAGTGGTATCAGTCAGTGTGATCTCGTCCTCGCGATGCTTCACCATGGTCTGGGACTTGATAGAACCTGGGAGTACGTGCAGATGCTATGCAACGCCAGAGTTCTGCCACCAGTCCGGATGGGCTGGCCCGTGATCAATCAGCTCCGGACGCGCGTCCGCCGCATGAGGCACGTCGCTCCCAATCCGCGGCGCCTCAACACGCCGGCTCACGAGCGATATGCGAGAGCCTTTCGCGTCGGCCGCACGCTGGAGGAGGCTAGGATCAGGGGCGCCACGACCAAGGACATACGACAGGCTCTCAGGATGGGATACGTGAAGATGGAGGAGGCGGCATGACAAGACTTGACTTATTGGTGGTGCTGTGCTTCGCGTGGTTCGCCGCGGGATTTGCGACGTGCTTCGCGTTATTTAACTAGGAGGGACTGGTGAGGAAGTACAAGACAAGAGCGACAGGGGTCCTGTGCCCGAGAAAGGAGTGCGGCGCCCGCAGCCGAGTGCTGCGCACCGTGCGCGACAAGGAGACGGGCGAGATAACTCGCGAGAGGATCTGCGCCAGGAAGCACAAGTTCAAGACGAGGGAGACACCGACATGAGCATGCAAAAGAATATATACGTGGCCGGCTTCGCGTTCACGGCCGACAGGCGGGAGGTTCTGCTCGTCGAGAAGCAGAGGCCGGACTGGCAGAAGGATCTCTGGAACGGCGTCGGCGGGAAGGTCAATCCAGGTGAGCGAGCGAGCGAGGCCATGGACAGGGAGTTTCACGAGGAGACGAGCATCAGTATCCGGCAGAACTGGGAGCTGTTCTGCGTGGAGGACGGTCCAGGCTATCGCGTCCACTTCTATCGGTCGTTCTGCTGGCTCGTGGGCGTTCCCATCCGCCCTGTCAACGACGTCGGCGAGATACTCGATCTCCACTACGTGGACAGACTGGCTAATCTCGCGGTCATCGGCAATCTGCGCTGGCTGATCCCGCTGGCGCTGGACCCGCGTCCCGTGTCCGTCACCATGCACACCGAGGGCAGCATCAGGGAGATACGAACATGGTGACTACTCACGCGATCGCGTGCGCCAAGTGCAGGACGAGACCGTCCAGTCACTACGGCAGCGAGCCACTGTGCTGCGAGTGCTACGTCGCCGAGGGCAATCCGCCCGCGGACTGGCACGAGGGATGCATGAGGGCCGTCCGCCCGTCCTCCTTCCCCTACCTTCAGGTGGCGAGGGAGCACGGCGTCGACTACGGCGAGGTCCTGCGACTGGCTGACTTCATCGACAGCGACGAGAACGACAAGAACTGGCCCGGCATGCCGGCGGCGTTCAGCGCCGAGTGGCAGGTGGCCACGCTGCGGGCGCACAGCCGCGAGCGCGTGAGGAGACTGGACGCGGCGGTGGAGCAGGACAGGAGGAAGGCATGAGTCTCGTGGAGAAGACACAGTGGATAGGCGTGGACCTGGACGGCACGCTGGCGGAGTACTACGGTTGGACCAAGTGGAACGAGTTCGGCGCCCCCATCGTGCCGATGCAGAAGCGCGTTATGCGCTGGCTCGCGGAGGGAAGGACAGTCAAGATCGTGACGGCGCGCGTGGGATTGCCGATAGTTCGCCACGGCGACAAGGGCGACAAGAGATACATCAACCTGATGAGAACCGAGACGTGTCACAAGTCCGGCGAGAAGTTCAGCGACTACGACATGGTGTTGGCCATTCAGGCGTGGACGTCGCGATATCTCGGAGTGGCGCTCGACGTCCAGTGCTACAAGGATCTGCACATGATCGAGCTCTGGGACGACAGGGCCGTTCAGGTGATACCGAACACCGGCATGCCTCTCGGCGGCAGAGCAGAGGCGACGGCAGAAGAGGGAAAGGCTTGGGACAATGGGTAAGCCTCACGAGGTAGAGATCGCCACCGGGTTCGCGCTCGACATGTGGGCCCACGACTTCGGCGTCGAGCGCCTGCGATCTCCGCACAGCGCCGAGACAGACGACTCACTGCGGCGTCGCGTAGCCGATGTGATAATCGTTAGAAGTATGGAACAGCACCCTCGGGTCTGGGTCGTCATGCAGAACGACTTTCCGGCGGCGGTGTTCTCCAGCAAGATCGGCGCCATGTGCTATGTCGAGCATCACAAGGCGAAGATGGTGCCTCGCGTTCACTGGCACGTTCACGACTTCTACCTGGACCCGATCAGGGAGGACGCGGCATGAACACCTACTTCATGTCCTTCGTGGACTTCGACAAGGACCAAGAGCAAGAGTTCATTGGCGCCTGCATTGTACGCGCCAAGAACAGCGAGGATGCACCGCAGGAGGCGTGGCGTCGAGGATGCAATCCTGGAGGCGAGATGATTGGTCTGCTGGTCCCGGATGACAGGCTGCCAGACGAGAGATGGTACAATCGCACGCTGACCCGCGAGGAAGTCGAGGACATGGGCGAGGAAGTCAGGCTGAAGTACGGCGTGGTCAACGATCCTCCGGAGATGTTCGACGTGTGCGCGAGCTGCAATGTGTGGAGGAGGGAGCATTGACAACCGACGGAGGACTGCGACCGCTGTTCCGGCAGCATCTCCGGGACTTCATGTGGACGTCGATCGAGACTGGCCTTACCACGCCGGGCGTGAGCGACAGCCACTATCAGCATCGCGACGGTGCCGAGGGATGGGTTGAGCACAAGCAGACCGACGGATGGGCCGTCACGCTCGACCCGGAGCAGATCGGCTGGATCACGCAGGGCGCGCGGTACGGTGGCCGACGCTGGATAGCGGTGCGGCGCCGACACGACGGTGGCCCCCGCCTAGGGCCGGCGGTGGACGAGCTCTGGATGATGCCGGGTCGACTGGCCATCGCGGCGAAGGAGCTGGGACTTCGGGGCGTGATCGCGAGCGAGCCGGGGGGCGTGTTCTGCTGGCCAGGAGGTCCGGGACAGTGGGCCTGGACAGAGATTAGAAGACTGCTGATAACTTAACCGAGGGGAGCTGACAATGCCTGAGTACGACCTGACCATAAGAGTGCACGACGAGGAGAAGCTGGCCGTCATCATAAGCGCGCTGAAGGGAGCCGGCACGCTGCTGACCGTGGCGCCGGTTAGCGAGTTTCCGCAGGGGACCGGCAGACTGAAGATCCGCAGGCGGCGCGGCAACGGAGCAGGGACAGATCACGGCGGCGAGAGGCACGGCACGTCCTCCGTGGCCGTGGCACTGCTGAAGGTGTCGCCGGGCGGCAGGGCGAGCAGACATCAGATAGAGGCGGCGCTCGAGGCGGCGGGCTACTCGGCCTCGTCCCTCAGTCCCACCATGTCGGCGCTCACCAGAAGCGGCACGGTGCGGCGTGTCGGCAACGGGCACACGTTCGAGCTCGTGCCGGTGGTGGCGTCATGACCGTCGTTTTCGACATTGGCTCGGCGATGATTGACATCGGCGTCGTGCTGCTGATCCTGTCCGCGCTAGTCTGGGCGTGGGAAGGTGAGTCATGAGATGCGGTGATTGCAGACACTATCACCCGAGAAAGAACTCGCATCTCGGGCAGTGTCACCGCTGGCGCGGTGGCAATGGTCGGGACGGATACGCTTGGCATCCGGACGACATCCCGTTGAACGGGGTCGTGGTCGAGACCGACGAGGGATGGGGCGCCGCCATGGGGCCAGACTTCGGGTGTGTCCTGTTCGAGGCACAACCTTAAATGGGTCTATTCTTGCTGCGGTGCAGCATCTGGCCCCCTCGCTGGGCGCCCCTGAGGACGTCTGTGGATGGCCTGCCGAGCGCCCGCTACCTTGGCCCACTGGCACCGGCCCCAAGCCCTCAGTCGGGCGGCGCTGGCCAGCCGCCAACGGGGCAAAACCGGCCCCCTGCCTGCCCCTTGGCGGCGCGGCAGGGTCCGTGGCGGGCGGCGCCGGCCTTGGCACCCTTGCACCGGCCAACGAAAAGGGCGCCCCTGCGGGCGCCCCATTTGTCGCTGGCGAGCGGTCCTAGGCCAAGCGCAGCACGCGGCTGGCAGGGACGTCGAAGCACTCGTGGTCGGGCTGGTGGGGCAGCTTGCAGGCGTAGCCGTGGCCCTCGCCGTTGGCCCACTTGCAGACGACAACGACCTCGACGGCCTTGCCCCTGCGCTGCACGATAACGGCCTGCCCGCGCCTTAGCGGCTTCTGGAAATACGAGTTGGTCATGGTGGTTCTCCGTTGGTTGGGCAACGTGCTACCAGTAGCACGACCAAGTCGCGGCTGGCAAGGGGGCATCCCGGTCGCAGTCGCAGGGACCCCACCGGAGTCCCTGCGCACGCCCCCCTAGCGGGCGGTGTCCCAACACAATGCAGCGGCGCCTAGCCTACCTTCGCCTTCTTCTCTGCCACGCACGCGGCCAAGGACTGCGAGTTGCCCTTGGCGGCCAGGAACGCCTTGACGGTCTTTCCGTCGGCCTTCTTCACCGCCATGTGGCGGTCGTGCTTGCCGGTGCCCTCGCGGCAGCCGATGCCCTCGCCCTTGTAGATCCACGTGATCTTGGCGTCCGGGTCGAACGCGCTTCGCGTCTCTCGAGCGGCGGCCTTCTTCGCCGGGGTTTTCTTAGCTGCGGCCTTCTTCGTCGGGGCCTTCTTGGCTGTCTTCTTGGCTACTGCCACGGTACTCTCCTCTTTCTCCGCCGGAGCGGGATGCTCGGGCTTCTGCTTCTTCGCCTCGGCCCTCGCCTTGGCGATCTTTCGCCCCTTGGCCGTGTCGGGCAGGGGCTTGGTCTCAGTCTGCTCCTCTCCGGAGTCACTTGCAACATCTATCGCGGCCTCGTCGAGACCGGCCCGGAACTTGGTCAGCCCCTCGTGGAACTCGGCGCAGATGGCGGCGCCGGCCTCGACCGTCTCGAATAGCTGAAGCACGCTGTCCGGCGGCGAGTAGCCGAGGTCCTCTGCGGTTATGATCATGTCGCTGTGCGAGTTCTGGAGTTGCTCGAGTGTCATCTTGGAGAAGTTCAGTTTCTTGGTGGTCATGGTAGATCCTTGTTGATGTTTGATACTCGGTTGGTTACTGGTAGAGAGTGGGCGTTCAGCACACATGCTGCGTTCTCAACTCGCGGGCAACAGGTGCGAGTCGCTTGCCGCCGCGCCGTTGCCGGCGCGGCCGCCCAAGTTTATATCGCGTTCGCTACTCGAACACGCCGTAGGTCTTCAGCGCTCCCGTCCACTTCTTGCATCCCCGCGATTTGTTGTCATCGATGTCCGACATGGTCTCCGCCATTGCACTGATCACAACGCGGGTGATCTCCGGCACGAGGTCGTCGCGCTCGTACGGCAGTCCGGCATTGGCCTGTATCGCCGCTCGCACCGC